TTCCTAACAGCTCGAACGTAAAAACCCTCGACAGTTCAACAGTTTGCGATTCTCCCTCCAGCAATACCCATCCCAAAACTACTTGCCGTAAGCCAGAAGCTGCTTCTCTGTCTGCCGAAAAACGCCGCCCGCAAATCGTCGATGCGCTGAGGGCGTTCAAGGAAAGGACAGGCCGATTTCCCAACTGGGGCGAATGCCTGCGCTCCCGCCAGAACGGGACGCCGAATCGGGTCGCTATTCGCAGGTGTTTTGGCTCATGGGAATCGGCGTACACGGCATCCTTTCCAGTTGATGCCTCCGATCGCCGCGTGGTGATAAACGGCAACGTCTATCTCTATGAAGCTAAGGCTCCGTTCGAGAAGTCTGGCGAGAGTATCAGGGGTGCCATCGAGTACGATGCTTCCTCGGAGAGCATGAGATGTCACGAATGCGGCGACTATCGCCACAACCTCGCTAATCACATAAAGCTCCACTTTATTTCGGCAACGGAATATAAGGCCAAGCATGGTCTGAAGAAAAAAACTGCGCTCGTTCCAGACTCGCTTCGGGTTCGCCTTAGCAGCGCATCGCGTAGGCGCGAAGGGATGCTGGATCCCGAGCAGGCCGCCGAACGCATGGCCAAGCTCAACGCTAGACGGGGAACTACAAGGGGAACAACTCTTCCGGGGAAAGCAGAGAATCGAAACGCGGCAGGAACGTGCAGGGAGCAAACTCTCCAGAAGGTTTCCGCACTCGCTAAAGACCTGGGCCGGACGCCCACCGTCACCGAGCTAGCGGCTGCCGGTGTCGCGCAAAGCGATCTTATATATCACTTTGGCTCTGTTACCCAAGCGATGAAATTGGCTGGGCTTCTCCCTAACGCGAGCGGGGGCCAAGTGAGGCTTCCATCTGAGGAATTTCTTATTCAGCAGTTGCGCGTCTTTTATTACAACAATCGACGCCTCCCTCGCACGACCGACATGAACCGCGGATTTTTTGCATTCAGCGCATGGCCATACTATCGGCTATTTGGCAGCTTCCGCAACGCGATAGAAGTCGCTTTCAGCCCCAAAGAAATAAACAGGGATGGCCACTGGACCCGGTTTATCGAACGTCCGCAACATCCTCGCCAATACGAGGAGGAACGCGTATGAAGTCAATTCATTACGTCTGCGATCGATGCGGGCTGGAAGCGAAATCAAATAACCTCCCGCCTAAGTGGGGCACGGTCTCGCTCCAACTCACGGGATGGCATGGCGAGATTTTCGTTCCAACGGACAGTCCGCGCAGTTATTGCCTGGACTGCTCGGAACTTATCGAAGACCTGTTTGATTCCTTCAAGGTATCGCGCAGTGAATGCGGCATAGTTTGCCAGAAGGGTCCGGATTCAGAAGAAAAGTTCGCTTGCAATAGGCTATCCGGGCACAAGGGCCAGCACTATTCCAATTCCGGCGGCAATCTGTGGAAACCCGTTTTCTCGATCCCTGCGGATTCAATCGGCGAGACAGAGAAATCGGCCGGCTACGGGCCTGCGATACAGAAGGCCCTGAACGAGATGGTGCAGGACTTTTCCGATATTAAATCCGGGCTCCAGGTGGCGGAGAGCGCCATTCAGGCTGCGGTTAGCTATTGCGCTTCCTTCGCTCAAGGCCTCGACGGCCCGCTCTATTGCGTCCTACCTCCATCTCATCCCGGGATGCACCGGATGGAAGATGGCAGGGGCTGGCTGGACTCTGCGAGGGAAGGACTAGAACTAAGTTTCCCTCTCGGCTGGAAGCCCACGCACTGTGTCAGCGGCGGTGGCAAGTCTACTGCCGGCGATATTCTCTTATGCGTTCTTCCGCATGGCCACGGTGGATGGCACGAGCTTAAACGGAGGCACCCCTCATGCGCGCTACAGTAACAACCACAATTACCGAACCCGCAACAACTCTGGAACTCGAAGAAGTCTCCGAGCTCTATAACTTTCAGCTCGTCGTCGTCATCGCCGGAGCCTACCTCGTTCCGGTTCTGATCGGCCTTCTCGGCTGTTTTTGGTCGGCCCAATGAGCCGCTGTCCGATTTGCGGCACCAACCTACGTGGCGACCTGTTCGCATCCGTGACGGGCGAAGCATGCTGCTCGATTTGCAAGCTGAAATACATCGGCGGCCTGCCAACTACCCCACAGCGCATTAAGGAAGTCCGAACCGCGCTCGGGTTAGCGGACGGCGAATATCTCCAACAAGACAACGGGGCCGAAGCAGCACGCATTTTAGGGAGGCGTCCGTGATCCGCACCCTAACGCTCGCCCCTAAGCCGACCACGAACACGTCCATCATCGTGCGCGAACTCTACCTTGCCCGCGTCGAGTCCCGTCTCGAACAGGAATGCGACCATGCATTCCTGGTCTGGGCCGCAACCAAGCATGATCTTCCTGGCCACAAGTGGGAACACATCGTCGATCCGCTCTTTCGCCGGTGGCAGGACATGGAAAAGGCTCTGGCGCTTGTGAGGTGCCTGTGATGGCCCTTCGCGATTACTACCGCTGCAAACGGTGCGACTCCAAGATCGCTTACGGTCCCGAGCGCCCGGAGGAAGACTGGGAACCGTTCCTGCTTTGCCGCTCATGCATTGCTCAGGGCGAGAAGTTACTTAGGGTCGCTTCCCATGCACTTCGCAGCTATCAATCTGGGAACAGTTCACCCGACCTAGCCCAACTCGTGGCTGATTCATGCGACGCGGCTCTGGGCATTAAAGCATTCGTGCGCGCCAGCGAGGTGCCGCGATGAGCCGTTACAACCTGCCAATTTCCGCCAGCCTCGCGCTCGACAACGCCGTCCGGTCCCTGAAGGCCAGCGACGTCAACTATGAACTCGCCATGTATGAGTTCGAGCGGGCGTTCATCGTCTGGACCCTTGAACATCACCGGGGAAATCAGTGTCACGCCGCTGCTGAACTGGGCATGCACCGGAACACGATTAGGCGCAAGTGCGCGGAACTGTTAATCGACCCTAAACCGTGGCGCATATAGCAGGCTTCCGACGAGTACGAACGCGACGAGATGGGCAGTGAATCGGAGGGTGCGGCATGAAGCGCGAATTCCGAATGAACGATGAGCAGTTCGCAACGCTGATGGAAGCCATGAAAGTGGCGCGCGATCAGCGAGTAATGTACGCCAGCGGTGGAGTTCCCATGTTCGACGACCCGCAGGAAATCGCGAACAGGGCATGGAAGAAGCTCGGTGCCGAGATGGGTTTCGTCTGGGACTCTGCCCGTCCTGATCCTGGGTTGGATGAGCGCACGTTCGTGGCGACGCCGACAGAAGGTGCCGCATGACCGACCAGGACACCACGCTCGCAACCATCGTCCGCCTTCACATCGTGTTCGTGATGGGTCTCTGTGGCGGCAACAAGAACAAGGCCGCGTCCATGCTCGGTATCTCGCGGTCGACGCTGTACCGGCACTTGTCGCTGTACGGGATCGAGGTGCGGTCATGAGCGATTGCGGAGTTTGCCTATCTTTCTCGGGCGATGCGTGCACTGGCTACAGGTGCGTGATCGTTCATGCTGGCAAGCAGTGGGAGTGCAGCGAATGTGAATGCACGATTCCCAAGGGCACACTCTACGAATTAGCCAGCGGATTCAATGACAATAGCCACTGGCAAACAAAGACGTGCCTCATCTGCGCTGAGATAGCGAACGCCTTCTATTGCAATGGGCGGTACCACGGCGGTGTGCTTTGGGATTCGCTTTACGGTGTGTCGGAAAGGCTGACGTCCGCGTGCCTAAACCGCCTCAAGACCCCAGAAGCAAAGGCCGAACTCCAGCGCCGCTGGATCGAATGGAGGGGGTTGTCATCATGATCAGCGACGAAGACATCTCCCTTGCATGGAGCCCGTGTCCACCTTTCGGCGATTGCAGGCCCGGTGGAAGTTCAGGTATCGACTTCAACTGCGAAACCAGGCGCGCGAAGTGGGCGCGTGCGCGCCATCGTTACCTAAAGGAACAGCGCAGGTGGGCCCAACTCGACATGCTGTCATCGATCGAGCCCGGTCACATCGTTTGCCCCTGCTTGGATTGCTGCCATGACCGTCTACTTCGCATGATCCTTGACCTTAACGACAAATATGGGCCTCCGACTGAATTTGAGTTAGACCAGAAAGAGACGGTGCAGTGATGCGAGTTAATAGTCCCTACGAGAATCCAGAATTCCTTCGCTCTCGAATCGTCATTCCATATGACTACGAGACCCATTTCGAAACCATGCGCCAGGATCAATCCCAAGCCGCTTACATGTTCGCACGCGCCAAGGAACGCGAGGATGCGGTCCGGTTCTTTCGCGCGATCCTGGGCAGCATCGGGTTTACTCTCGTCTGTTTTGCGATCGGGTTCACGTTGGCCAGCCTATGAAACCTGGATTTTACGAGGGACTGCCATTCGACGAATATTGCGCCATCGAGGCGGTGAACTTCAGCTCGCTCAAATATATCGAGAGATCACCGCTTGCCTACCGGTACAACGTTGATAACCCGACTCCGGCCACTGCACCGATGATCTTAGGCAACCATGCGCACACTGCGATTCTGGAACCGGATATGTATAAGTTCGCGACCTGGAGCGGGCCCGGCATTCGCGCCGGTCACAAGTACACAGATTGGTGCGAACAGAATGAAGGCAAGATTCTGCTCAACGTCAAGGAAGAGGCACATATTCGCGGCATGGTCGAAGCCGTGCATGCGAATCCGGACGCACATAAGTATCTTAGCCATGGCAAGAAAGAACTCACGATGGTCTGGCGCGATCCATCGTTCAGGCGGGATTTAAAGGCTCGCATCGACAACTTCATTGAGATCGGAATCGATGAGGAGCCGGTACTGATCAGCCTGAAGAGCACAATCGATTGCCGCGACTTCAGATTCGCGAGCCAGTACGCGAAGATGGCATATCACTGCCAAGACGCCATCTATCAAAACGGATTCTTTCAACTCAATCACCAACTTCCGCGAATGGTAACAATCGCCGTCGAGAGCAAGCCACCGCATGAGACCGCCGTCTATTTGACCACGAACGATGTCCTGCGCCAGGGACAGCAACTGGTTTCGAAATGGATCGAGACCTTGGCCGAATGCGAGCGCACGAACAAGTGGCCGGCTGCGGTCGAAGGTGAACAGAAGCTGCAGTTGCCGTCGTGGGCGTTTCCGGGCGGTGACTTTGAATTCAGTGGTTTGGAACCTATTGAGAGATGACATTGGTAAATCCCGGGCAAAGGTGTAATTAGGCCCTTGTTGCCGAAGCTTCCCGGGACGGGGGATAGATGGCTCAGCTAATGACTGGAACGGCTCCGGACTCACGCGTTAACGGTGAGTCGATCAGCGACAGCTTCGACCGCGCCGGAGTCGCCCATCTATCCTTCGAAGTTTGCATCATCGAGAAACCGATCGAGAGGTAACACGTGCGAGATGATTCAGTAGAAGTCGCAGAGCCAGCTACAGCCTTAGTTACGGTCGAGCACATGACCGCGGTGCAGCTATTCTCCCCGGGTGCCCTCAATCCAATCCTCGAGCGCATCAAGGCCGAGGTTCGCGCAATCGAGACGGACATCGGCTCGGAAGCGGGCCGGAAAGCGATCGGTTCACTCGCCTATAAGGTGGCCAGGACCAAGACGTTCATCGACGACCAGCGCAAGTCCCTGGTTGCGGACGAGAAGAGGCGCCTGTCCGCGGTCGATGCCGAGGGTCGCCTCGTCTGGGATGAACTCGAGGCGCTCAAAAATGAGGTAATGGCACCGCTCACCGAGTGGAGGAATGCCGAAACCGCTCGCGTCAAGGGGCACGAGGATAGAATCCTGGCGATGTCCGAGATCGCCGCATCGTCATTCGTCTCCATTGATGTGGTTTGCCGCACATCCAAAAGGCTGGATGGGCTGTGGGATCACAACTTCCAGGAATTCACCAAGCGCGCATTGGCCGCACACGATAAGGCCGCGTGGAACCTGAAAGAACAGGAAGGCCGCATCCTGAGGGCCGACGCTGAGCGCGAACAGCAAAACCGTCTCCGCGCCGAAGCCGAAGAGAAGGCCCGGGTCGAGCGCGAGACCAAGATTGCGGAAGATGCGCGACTGAAGGCTGAGGCCGAAGCCAAACGCCGCGAGGAAGCGAACTCGCTCGCAGCCAAGCAACGGGAAGATGAACTGAACCGTATCGCAGCCGAGGAAAAATCGCGACTTGAACGTGAACGGAAAGAGTCCGAGGCGCGGCTTCAGAAGTCAATTGACGATGCCAGGGCGAAGGCTCAGCGCGATAAGTTGGCCGCAGAGGAACGTGAGCGCATTGCCGAAATCGACCGCAAAGCAGCGGCGGCGAAAGTTGAGACGGACCGGATAGCAGCCGAGAGACTGGCCGAGCTCGACCGTCATGCCGCCGTTGTCGCTGAACGGAAGCGCCAGGAAGACATTCGCAAAGCCGAGGACGAGAAGCGGGATGCGATCGCACGCGAGAGAAAGAAACGGGAGGCCGATAAGGCGCACCGAGCCGATATCGGAAGCGCCGCGGTGAACGTGCTCGTGGCTCACGGGATCGACGCAGCAAGCGCTGTGGTTGTGATCGGCCTGATCGATGCGGGCGAAGTTCCGAACGTTTCGATCACTTACTAGGAGCTGGCGATGGAAACTATAGGCAGCCTAAAAGAAGAGTTCCCGGATAAGTATCTTTCCGCCGAGGACCTGAACAAGAAAACGGTCACGCTCACGATTGGCGCGATAAACAAAGACACGCTCGTAACGAGCAAAGGAAAGAAGTCGGGAATCATTCTTACCTTTGTGGGCAAAAAGAAGTTGCTCGTGCTGAACAAAACAAACGCTTGTTTAATCAGCGAAATCTTTCCCGTGACAGCATCGCTCCGTGAGTGGGTCGGCAAGCGGATCACGATCTATCCCACGCAATGTCAACTTGGCGGCGAAACCGTAGACTGCATCCGCGTGTGGGGTTCACCGGACCTCAAAGCGGACAAAGAGGTCATGGTCAAGGCTGGCCTCAAACGGGTATCCATGAAGCTTCACGCGGTCAAGACGAACGGCGCGATTCCCGAGACGAACCCGCAAATTCACGATACGAAAACCCAATCGACCGAGACGAATCAGCCCGAACCTGAATCGCCAGTCCTCGAAGCATGGTCCCATCTCGGATGGTCACGCGAACAGGGCAGCAAGCACCAGGGCGAGTACCAGGGCACGGACTATCTCGCGCACCTGTCCACGTTGATCGACCAGGAGAACGCGAAAGAGGGGACGTTTTGAGCGCAGATAGGGTTGTGCCTGAAATATCCGAAGTAAGGCTACAGCAATTAGCCCATGCGGTAAGAATGCTTGCTCACGGAATGGTTTTGGCGCAGGGGCCGACATATGAAGAGATCTCCGAGTTGGCCAAGCGCGTGCTGTCAGCCGAATTCCTAGTAAGAGATCGCGAAGCCACCATTAGAGATCTTGCCCGAGAACTGAAGGAAATGCTGCCCTACGGATGTCGCTGTCTGTGGCTCAGATGAAAAAGGCAGCGCGAATAAATTCTCTGCTGTCCCGAGTACCGAAGGAGTTGCTGCCATGAGCTACGACTTCTTTTGCGGTACGCCGTGTAAGAACGGGAGCAAGCTTGATTCTAACGGCGATCAGATTTGCAGACGACCGGTACGAAATCCTGGTGGTAAGTGCAATTGGCACAAGGGAAACGAATTTACCGCGCCAGAAACTACAGCCAGAGAGAAGAGCGGCTCTGTCCTGCGCCAGGAGGAATTGTAATGTGGAATGAGCCGATGGAAGACGAGGAAGGAGAGCATTTTATGGGTACCGAGGAGATCAAGCGCGTTACCGTTACTCGACACGTGTGTGGACCGCAATGCGTGGACGGGAAAGAAGACAGTCACGCGTGGGACGGACCGGTTATTAAGTTTGATCGCGGTGAATCAGCGACATGTTCTCGCTGTGGTCAGTCCGCCATCGATGTTTGCATGTGGTATTGAGCCATGAAACCCATAGACACAACTCACATCAACGAGCTGGTAGCTGCCCAGAGCAAGATTAGGGAGCTGGAGAAAGCGCTGCGACTATTTATCAAGTATGCCCCGCTATCTGGCGACATCGCGTTGATGATTCGAGCATCTCAGCCCGGCGGCGAAGAAGCACACCGGCGTGCAAACAAGCTGATCGAATTCTACGAGCACATAAACGAGGCCCACGAAGAAGGGCGTGCTGCACTATTACATTCCCAAGGAGTTGCGAATCCATGACTGACCCAGCCAAAACAACCGCAGTGGATGATGCCCGGCATATGCCTGAGAGATGGCGCATGAGATACAAGCTCGCAAAAGTTCAGGTATCTATGCTGCCTCCCATCGAGGACGATCCGCAAGATAAATTTAAAGGCGTCAGATCTGTATGGCAGGAAGTCGTAACGTTCTGCGAGGAGATATCCGACCTAGAGGCCCAGCTATGCCGGGAGAGGGAAAAGCATGCAGGATTAATCGTCATAGCATCTCGCTATGAAGATTTGGCGGACGAGCTCCAGGCCGCCGTGGACCAGTTGCGTGAAATGGTTGAGGCCACCTGTCCCGCACCAGAAGCCAACTGCGCGGATTGCGACGCGGTCGCCAAGCATTCTTACTCCGATGCAACCACTCCGGGATTCTTTTATGACAAGTGCGAGAAGCATCGCAGGGCTGACATTCGTGCAGCCGTAGCCAACATCACCCCTAAGCTCAAGGAAACCCCATGACCACGGCCACCTCAACTCGGCTCACGGGCATCGTCACGTTTTGGAAGGTGCGCGAAGGTCTGGGCCTGATCGCGTCTGACGGCCGGACCTTTTACGCACACGCGAGCCACTTCATGGGCGATTGCGGGTGTGGGCAGGCTCACAAATGCGAGATCGCGGTCGGGACCAGAGTCGAATTCACGCCGGCCGCAGAAAAGAAGCACAGCGCACGTTATCCGCACGCGCTCGAAATCAGGGTGAAGTCATGAGGCCGGTCATCGTCTTTGAAGAGAACGGCATCCGGGTCGTGATGGGTGACCGGAGCCCGATCAGGATTTATGGGGCCCAGCGAATGTCAGTCGAAGAGGCCCGGGCTTTCATCGCGTGTTTGAACCGGGCGATTAATTGTTACTGTTGCGAACTCGATAAAGAATGGCGGGTGATTGCGTGAGCTACGAACAGTTTCTTGCCGATAAAAGGTTCACACCACGGATCGCTGGCATGATCGAGGTGCCCGAGCTCAACTCTGCCATGTTCCCACACCAACGCGACGTAACGATGTGGGCGCTCCGCCTGGGAAGGTCTGCGGCGTTCCTGGGCACGGGCATGGGAAAGTCTCTCATTGAGTTAGACTGGGCGCGCATCGTGGAGCAACAGACCGGGAGCCCGGTGTTAATTCTCGCCCCGCTGGCCGTCGCCCATCAACTTATCGGCGAAGCTACAAAGTTTGGCATTGACGCAGCTTATCAAAAGTCCGGCAAGCCGACCAGTTCTGTCGTGATTACAAACTACGAACGCCTGGACGGGTTCGATCCATCGGACTACGCAGGCGTGGCTCTCGACGAATCCAGCATTTTGAAGTCTTTTGATGGCAAAACTAGGGCCCGGTTGATCGAGGTTTTTGCGGATACACCGTATCGGCTCGCTGCGACTGCGACGCCTGCACCAAACGACCATATGGAATTAGGCAACCACGCCGAGTTCCTGGGAGTGATGAGCGCAACGGAAATGCTGTCCATGTTCTTTGTCCATGATGGCGGCGAGACGCAAAAGTGGAGACTCAAAGGTCACGCGCGCAAAGAGTTTTGGAAATGGGTATGCTCTTGGGCTGTCAACATTCGCAAGCCGTCCGACATCGGCTATGACGATGGGCCTTTCGTGCTCCCGCCGCTGATCTACCACGAACACATCGTTGACGTAGAAAAGCCCAGCGATGGAATGCTGTTTGCTATGCCGGCGCAAACCCTCTCTGAGCGATTGTCCGCGCGCCGGTCCACGGTCGCCGCTCGCGTAAAGAAGTGCGCTGAGATCGTGGCCGCGGAGCCAGACGAGAACTGGATTATCTGGACTAACTTGAATACCGAGAGCCAGTCTTTGACCGCTGCAATCAAGGGCGCCGTGGAACTTACAGGATCGGATGATCCCGAAGACAAGACGTGGAAATCGCTCGAGTTCGCGGCCGGCAGAATCCCTAAGTTTGTGACTAAGTGCTCTATCGCTGGGTTCGGCATGAATTACCAAGTCTGTTCACATCAGGCATTCGTTGGCGTGAATGACTCATGGGAGCAGTTCTATCAGGCCATCAGGCGCTGTTGGAGGTTTGGCCAGAACCGGCCGGTCCACGCGCACATCATCGCGGCTTCCACTGAAGGCAACGTACTTGAAAACCTGAAACGCAAAGAGAGGGAGGCCGAGGAGATGGCGGAAGAGATGCTTCAAAACATGCAGGAACTTACCAGGATGAACCTTAAAGGAACCGTGCGCAGCGAGTCAAACTATGCTCGCGAGGTTCGCGACTCTGCTAATTGGACCATGCATCTTGCCGATTGCGTGGACCTGGCGCGCGAACTGCCGAGCGATTCCATCCACTACTCGGTTTATTCCCCGCCATTCCAATCGCTCTACACGTACTCCAACTCGGAGCGGGACTTTGGCAATTCCCGGGACGCTGGCGAATTCTGGGAGCATTACAAGTTCCTGATAGCAGAGTCATACCGCGCCATAATGCCCGGCCGATTAGTATCGATCCACTGCATGAATCTGCCCACGTCGAAGGTGCGCGATGGGGTTATCGGCATACGCGACTTTCGCGGCGAAATTATCCGCGCCTTTGAGGCCGCGGGATTTATTTATCACTCCGAGGTCTGCATATGGAAAGATCCGGTCACTGCCATGCAGCGGACAAAAGCGCTTGGCCTTCTCCATAAACAGATCAAAAAAGACTCATGTATGAGCCGCCAGGGAGTGCCTGACTATCTGGTTACCATGCGCAAGCCAGGCGACAACCCCGAGCGGGTGGAGCACACCTCGGAAGACTTCCCTGTTCAGTTGTGGCAGCAATACGCGTCGCCGGTTTGGATGGACATCAACCCATCGGACACGCTTCAATACCGGTCGGCGAGAGAGCACAACGACGAGCGCCATATCTGCCCGCTGCAACTGGAGGTGATCCGTCGGGCCGTCAAGTTATGGTCGAATCCCGGGGACGTGGTGTGGAGCCCGTTCGCTGGCATTGGCTCAGAAGGTTTCGTTGCGTTGGAAATGGGACGACGGTTCCTCGGGAGCGAGCTAAAGCCCAGTTTCTACCAGCAGGCTTGCCGTAATCTAGGAAATGCCCTGAGCGCGTCGTCGGGATTGTTTGCGACTGATTCCGATATGGAAGAGGTGTCGGAGTGACCAAAACAGAGTATGCGGAATATCTGGCGAGCGATCACTGGCAAGAGAAACGGCAGGAGGTTTTGGCGGTACATGATGAATGTGTTCGATGCTCGATGCCTCGTTGGTTGGTTGAAATTGCTTACGGCCAAGATCTTCATATCCACCATAAGACCTATGCGAATCTGGGAAGCGAGGCGCTGGAAGATTTAGAGTCCCTGTGCGCCCGCTGCCACGAGATTGAGACCTTTGGGCGATCCGCGATCCGGGCGCCAAAGGAGTCCCGTTGCGAATACTGCGGACAGCCGCACTGGAACTGCCGGAGTGCTCTTTGTGAACTATGCCTGCACTTATTTGTCGGCGGCCTTGAAAAGTGGGTTCGCATCCTCGAGCGAGTTTTATCTGTACCTGGCGAGGAAGCTCGGGTAGTCGGGCTGGTGAAGCGTGGGTAAGGTGCCCGCATCCCTCTTCTACTGGGGCGACTTCGCTCGTGACCCAGATGTGCGTCGATGCACGCACAGTGAGGTCGGCGTGTGGATTCGTATTTTGTGCCTGATGTACGAGGCTGAATTTAAGGGAGCGCTTGAAACAAACGGGGTTGCGTGGACAGATGACGAAATTGCGAGGGCTGTAGGCGGTGATCCAAAAGAGGCTAAAAAGGCCGTAACGGCGCTGGTAACGAAGGGCGTTGCGTCACGATCTGAGTCTGGCGCCCTAGTTAATAGACGCATGTATTCCGAACATTGCGAAAGAGTTGCTACTCGCGAGAGAGTAAAGAGATTTCGCGCCCGCCAGGGCGGCGGAGCCGAAACAAACGAAGATGTAACAGTAAATGAAACGCCTTGTACTGAAACTGAATATGAAAAGAACTCTATCCCTAAAGAAGATCTAAATAAAGAAACAACTACGCGAGAGATTCCGGTCGCCGAGCAGGAAGAAAAAATCTATGCCGCTTACCCGCGCAAGGTTGGTCGCGGTGCTGCAATGAGGGCGATACGTTCCGCGGTGAACCGCCTGGCGAATGGAAGCCTATCGAAACCGGCCATGAGTCCGACCATTGCGCGCAGATGGCTTTGGAAGCGGGCGACCGAGTACGCGGTTTCGGAAGCCGGCGATAAACCCGCTGGACCGGACTATCGGCCGCACCCGGCCACGTGGTTCAACGCAGAACGGTATTTCGACGACGATTCCGAATGGGCAAGAAACGGAGATGGCAATGGAAAAACTGGAAACAATAGCTCTCCGGCACGAAAACGCGTTAACGACGCCTACGCAGTCCTTGACGAGGAAGCTAAACGAAAAGGATGGGGCGATCCTGGCGACCCTTTTGCGACAGATGGTGCCGAGGTATCCACACCAGGATTTGTCGGAGTCGATCAAGGGGATGATGCACGACTTCGAGAGGTTGGCGATCAAATACGGGCTGCGCCAAGTGAGGGACGTGTTGGCGGATCTGCGCATTCGTCCGGGCCAGAAATTTTTCCCCCAGCCCGACCAAGTAGCGGAAGAGTGTGAGGCCATGGCGAAGAAGGAACAGGCAAAGGTTCAGGCGCAATTACCGAAGCTGGGCTGTGACGAATGCAAAGAGTCGCCCATAGTCGGCATGGTCATGGTGCAGCAACCGGGCATGCGTCGGTTCATGGAAAAGTGTCAGTGCAGGATCAGGCGCGAGTTGGCGAAACGGGCTTTAGAGGTGAAAGCGTGATCGATCAGAGCACCGTGCTGGTTCCTCTAACACGTTCTCAGCAAATGGCCCTCCAGTCGTTCTTGGCCGATTACATGCGGATGCCGAACGCCATCGAGGTTTCGGTCGATGTGCTCACGGACACAGAGACTACACCTGCCGAGCTCCTGCAATTGGTGATGGAGGCGAAGGCGTGACCAACATCATCGAGGGAATACAGGCGCAGTGCAACCGGTGCCGGGAATTGATCACGCATTACGATGCCATTGGTCCAGCGGGCGCGTTCGGCAAGTGGATGATCCAGCGAGATATCGCCGAGGGTGAGACAGCAATCGCGAGCGGGGACGTGGTGCGGATGGTTCGCGCATACAAAGCGCTTGAGGTGTGCGAGTAAATGAGCCGCAAATGAAAAGACGACTGCTCGGATTAATTCAATGGTGGATATCTTTGGCCCCGGTTCGTCATCGCCATTGGTGCCCAATTGGAAGCGACTGCTACCACTGTTCAATTTGTTGGTATTGTGACGGGCCGTTTTGCTTGGAACGGGAGCGCAAAGCCTGCCCCAATTGCGCTACGCGCGCGAAGGGGCAACAAGCCATGTTTTGCAAAGGTTCGTTTGGCTCTAATTCGCAAAAATGCACTTGTGGGTGGGGATTGGAATGAGCGATCGCCAGACCATGACCCAGGTTCTACGTGATGCGCGATCGAAGGCGTTATTCAAGGCGAAGTATGACGCGCTCACGATTGCGCAAAAGTGGTTGGTCGACGAGCTGATGCAGCGATCGGCCAAGTACGCGAAGGCGGGTAAATGAGCAGTTCGCAAGCATTTCCATTGTCGTGGCCAAGTGGAGTCCCCCGCGTAACCCGGAGAGGCCAGCCGCAGTTTAGTGAGCACACGGTGGCCGAATGCGTCAAAGAGATCCGGAGACAACTCAATCTTCTGGGCGCCAAATTACCGGTTATCTCCAGCAACATTCCACTGAAGGCGGACGGCAACCCATATTCTGATCCGGGTCGCATGGCCGATCCGGCGGCCGCTGTTTACTTCCAACTCAACGCAAAACCATACTGCCTCCCTTGTGATCGATGGGACCGCGTCGAACATAACTTCTGGGCGGTCGCCAAACACCTGGAAGCCATGCGCGGAATGCAGCGGTGGGGAGTGGGTTCGGTCGAGCAACAATTCGCGGGATTCAAGGCGCTCGCGGCTGGCGAAAACTGGTGGGACGTGCTCGAATGCCGTCCGGATGCGTCGCGAGAGATCATCGAAGCGCAGTATCGCACGCGAATCAGGACCGCGCATCCGGACACTGGCGGATTGCATCAGGCTATGAGCCGCTTGAACGTAGCTCGCGATGAGGCAATTGCGTCGCAGAAAGCACTGGTGACCGCATGAGCACGCCAGAGAATAAGCCGCTGAAGCAGAGTCTGAAGGAAATCGGCGACGAGATCCGGATGATTATCGCGTGGCAACTGGTGGATCTGGTCATGAAGATCCTTCCAAGAAATCGTGAAGGCGACGCATGGATCGTGGCCATCAATGCCATAGCGAAACAGCAACTGCGGGAGCGCGGGGTGCAAGTCTAGGCATGATCGAACCGAAACAAGTTCGCGAGCGCGCCCAGAAACTGTACTCAGACATGAAACGCCGCAGTCAGCCGACTTATTGGCAATCGGGACCAAGAAGGGGGCGCATCATGTGGCCAGGAGCACAATTACCGTCGTATTCGTCGGACGTGTTCGCGAGCTGGCTACTGACGGAGATTGGCTGCAACGCGTTCCTTTGCCCGTATTGTTCGGCGCCACTGGACGTGATTTCGATGACTCTCGACCACGACATTCCACTGAAAAAGGGAGGCGACAACGAGATAAGCAATCTGGTTTTCTGTTGCTCCGATTGCAATGAATTGAAGGGCGCCATGACTGGGAAGGGCTACCGGCTGTTTCGCGCAATGTTGCTGGAGTTATCTGAGTCGGACGCAGCGGATCTATTGAAGCGCTTGCGATATGGGCTCAGCGGAATGAGAGTCGCGCAACAGTCACACAAGAACAAGAAGATCAAAGCACAGCAACCTTCGCTTGTGACGAGCGACGAGCCGTTCTAATGGGGCCCCGTTATCTGACAGGAAAATGACATGCGAAAGTTTTTGATGTGCTTACTTACATGCTGCCTCACCGGATGCTCCAACTATCAGCAGTCCGGCGTCCACCCCAACATCTCGCACCCGGAGCGAGCCACAACCACCACGCCCACAGTCGCCTTCCTTGGAGACGATCAAATAATCGGCCTGGTGGATTATGTCAGCAATCCGATGTGGTCATGCACCACCTGCGCTCAGGGCCAGACATCGACCCAGTTGCTGGCTGAGGTCCCCGCGGTGATTGCCCAGCGCCCCAACATTGTGCCCATTCTGACCGGCGCATATGATCTCATCGAAGATCCACAGAGCGAGCAAGCCGAGCCCACCGTGGCAAATATAGCCGACATGTGCGATCAGCTAGAAAAGGCCGGCGTCACTTCGTTGGTATTCTTCCTGCCTGAGTCAACAGCTTACGATAATTACTATGTGAACGTGGCGCTGTACGAAGACAATCTGGCCGGCTTAATCCCCAACCTGCTGACTTATCCGATCAATCCTGATGGCTCCTACCCTGAGTACACGAATGGTGTGGACTTTTCTCCGGCTGGGTTGGCTGTGGTCTATGCCCTTACTTACCAGAAGATTGAATGGTTTGGGCTGGGCGGAGCAAGGTAAACCGGGAACAGTTTTTAAGGAGGAGTGGAATGGAAGCGGCACAGAATCACTTGGAAAGCTGGGCGGTAGTTGAACTGATGGGCCACCAGAAGGAAGTCGGCTTCGTCACCACGCAATATTACGGCACCGCATGCATGTTCAAAATCGACGTGCCCGATTTATCTGAGCGCGAGCAGACACTGAAGCGAGACAGGTGGATAGGCGATACACTCGCGCCGGCCGGAACGACTATCCGCCTGGGTGCGCAACCGGGACGGACACGTTTGGTCGGCGTGTCGTCGGTGTATGCGTTGAACCCGTGTGATCGCGAGACTGCCATCGCGTTGCTGGAAGAGAAGCAGGACGAGGTTATCAAGATCGTGTCGCTCGCGGGATGCAAACAGTTGCCGCTCGGCGGCGAGCAACTGCCCGGGGAGGATGAAGAGGAGGACGAACCGGTCGCTGCAGTCGCGGCAACAGACGACGATATTACCTGGTAGTCCTAGCACGCCCACGAATCTTTAACCCCGAAAGGAATCCTGTGACCGAAGGCAATTTTCTCGAGAATACTTTCTTCCCAGGCGTGCGTAAGCAGTTGCGCGTCGAAACCATTTCTCTGCTAACCGACCGCCGCGACATTAACAGAATCAAGGTCCCTTTTTCGATGCCGCTCAACGATGGCAAGCTTACGGGAATTCCCGCATGGCTGGCGGAAGGCTATGAGCACATGGCCAAAGAAGAGAGCCAGGAATCGGCGATAAAGTTCGCCGTGCAGTTGAGTGAGATGTCTCTTTACCTCCACACAACCGAGGACATCCAGCATGCGGCGCAAACACTCTTCTCTGTTTCGTTGAAGGATTTCAAACTGGAGCGCGAGGAGACCGACTAAGAGGACGAGGAATTGCCCGAGTTGGCACTCGCGTTCGTCGCTTACATCCCGGGCAATCGCAAAGTGTGGGACTGGCTGTACCCATACAACAAAAAGAATGTGTATGTGCGATTTGACACGACCCAGCCGGATCTCGCAGACAAGCCGAAGTCGGACACGCAGATGAAACTGGGCGATGAAGGTTACGAATCCGCGCGCAAGGATGCCACGAGCAAAGCGCAAGATAAGGAGTTTGCCCAGGCCTAATCCGTAACTGCCGCTAGGGGGCGAAGACTAAAATTTTGCCAGCCACGCCGCCGACGTTGACCGGAATACAGGTCAATATCGTCGCCGGGACAGTCTGGCCGCCCCCCGCCGAGCAGGTGCTGGATGTGTTACCGCTGATGCCCAATTGTCCCGACAGAACAACCGGTGGCGAACCGGAGATCACCAGGCCATTGTTCGCATGCAGCCAGCCAGCATCACCGCCATAACTGCCGATGAGGATCTCAGAATTAGGGACAGCCGAGTTGATAACACCCGTCCCTATGATCCCAGATGTGAGCAAATTTCCGCACGTGATCCCGCCGACCACGCTGAATCCGGCATGGCTCATGCTGAAGGTTACGGAGCCCAGAGTGAACGATAAGAAGTCGGCTGAGAAAACCACGCCGGGAATGCCCAACAGCGATGTGATATCGCTGTTGACCCCGCTCGCAGCCGCTCCAAGCGCAGTCCGTGCCAAGGGTGCGGTGACGGCTCCCGTTCCACCTTCCGCGACCGTCACCGGGAAAGTGACCGTGCTTCCGCCGCCACTGCCAGGTGGACCAACCGGACCCTGTAGCCCGGTCGGTCCCGTTGCCCCGGCCAGTGCCAGGATTGCCCAAGTGGACGGATGCGTGTCCGGCTGCACTCCGGTACTGGGTGCCACCGCGAGATAGCTCGAGCCATTGAACGAGACCGCGTCCGTGGCCACATAAGGCGTGCCAGCCCCCCACGGGCCCGCCCAGATGATACCGACTGCGCCCGCAGCTCCTGCAGCCCCAGCCGGACCCGTCGAGCCACCTGCTTGGAGTGCTGCAATCGCGGTATTAAGCGCGGTAAAGTCCGCGCGTTCGGCATTGCCCCAGCCAACGGTGCCGTCCGGTACCAGGGTCAGGTTTAGCGGTGCTCCGGTGCTCATGGGTGTATCCTTTCGGCTATGACGATCGTGTTTTTCGCGGGTGTAATTCTCGGATTCATTCTTGGGTGCTTCGCATTCAAGTTCGCAATCTGGGCATGCGAAAAGTATCCAGAGGAAAAAGCCTTTGTCGTCACATGGTGGTATGACTACGAGGAATCAGAGGTGATCGCTGTCTTTTCAACTGAATCCGCCGCGAAGGACTATATAAACGCGCATGCGGCTAGCGCGGGCGAAGACTCGACTAACTACGCCATCAGCGAGCATGAAATAGATTTGCGGCCGTCCCTCGATGGCGTGAACAAATCAGATCGCCAATGGGGACCACCGGCGCACCCCTAATCAGGCGCGACGTTCTGCAAGCCAGGAACCTGAGAATATCCAGAATTCGTAAGCTCCTCATCGACGTCCCATTCATAGACACTGGCGGCGGCCTCCTGTATGTCAAGTTGAATCGTGAACGTCGGCACCTCGATCCCCTGCTCGTTCTGGCTAGTGCCCGGCACCAGTCGGCAATTCGCGATCTCCAATATCTTATTCAGCCAGCCAAACGGCGCGAACGAGAAGTATTGCGTATCCAGCGGCGCCGACTCGTAGGTCCACATCATGCCGCTAACGTTTCCGGTCCCCTGTTGCCGGACGCGCAGCAGTTCTATTTTTTCTAGTCGCTGAGCCATGGACACTGAGGTGGTGAATGGGAGCTGTATGTCCTTCCATAGACGCTCGCCGTCCGCGTCCCAGTTTGCGTCGTTATCATGGGCGGCGGTGCCGTTGGTGTAGCCGTGCAGGGTGTCTTGAGCGTACGGCGGAATGTCGCTCTGTTGCCACTGGTTCGCTTCGGAGATGTACGTCCCTTTGATCCCATTGAACAAGCCCATCCTCTGCCGCGTGGCACGCCAAACAACTGGCGGAGTTATATCGTTCACCGTGTAGCCCAGGTCCCGGTCCACCGGGACCACATTGTTGAGCCCGAAATCGATCAGGCCATCAATCCAAATCACGGCATAATCGTGCTGCACCGATTGTCCATTGGCGGTCGCCCAAGTCACCAGAAGAGAAAGCGCACGCAACAGTTCACCCGACCAGATCGGGGACCAGTCTTGCGCACCGGTCGGGTCAAGGCAGAATGTCCCGGCCATGGGACCGGTCGGCAAATAGGTATTGAAGAGAAGGTCGTAAACCTTGTTCATGAGCGCGTAACCGGTAGCATCCATCGCAGCCGCGCCGCCAGCACCGGTCGGACGCAATCCCAGGTCGAGGGTCAGAACCGAATAGAGGATCAGCGCCGCGCAATGCATGTCGACCGCGGTGGTCTGCGGGCCGGTCTGCGGGAAGAAATTCGGCGGCCCGGTCGCCGACGTGGCCCAGATAGTATTCAGCCATGACAGGAACGAGTTCTTGACGTTCACCGCCTGGGCATAGGACGACGCATACCATGGCTCCGTCCCGATCGCGCCCGCAATCAAGTCGCAGAGTTCGGCCAGGGGACGGTACTGGTAATAGCCGGCGCTAAAGTTAGGATCCGGGCCAAAATAGCCGAAGACGCCGACGGGCCCCCACGTTTGCGCGCCAACGGGAACCTGATATTGGTAGGACGGGATGAACGGTCCCTCGATCGGCGCGGTGTAGGTGATGCCGGTGAGCTGGAGAATAAAGCTCGCGGTCTGCCCGATCGCATAACCGCCGCTGTAGGGCGTCAACTGCAACTGGCCGCTCGGTGCCGTGCCCGTGGCCGTAGTGGATCCGCCGCCGGTAATGATGCCCACATTCGGAATGACGGTGCCGGTGCCGCTCAGCATGGCAAATTGCCGCTCAGAGAATAGCCCCGAGGCGTAGGGGATTTCGAACTGGTATATGCCAGGGTTCGGGAAGTTCAGGGTGAAGCTAACCACCGCCCAATTCGCGCCAGGGAAGTCGCCCGCATTATTGAACCCCGCGAGCGCCGGGAATCCCAAGGTGGGCGTGCCGCCAGAGAGCGCGCCAAGGTTTCTGAATCCGGCCACATAGGTAACGCCGCCATTGAAGCCGATCACGAAGGCGCTGTTAACGTAGACCGTGAAGGTCTGCGGGCCGGCCGTCTCAATCGTCATAAAGCCGGTGATCACCGCGTTGAATCTGCCGCCGGTATTCGGAATCGGGGTGTCGCCCGCATAGGTGCCCGTGGTCGATACCGCGTTCGAGACGAATGGGTTGGCCTGGTTGCCGGACTGGTGGGGGTCTCCCGGAAAGATTGACTGCGGATGGGAGTTGAACATTAACCCCTGCACAGGCGTGGTGGACAGTACCGCGCTGAGGCCGTTGAAGAGTCCTGACCCATCCGCACTCATCACCGCGACCTGGACGCCAAAAACGGCTATAGGGGCCGCGTAGGCACTCCAGGCGACCTGGCCGGCATTCGAGGTCAGGGAATGGGACGGGAGCGTGCCCACGATGGTGTCGGTTCCGACGTTCAGCCCGGCATAGCTGAATTGAGCCGAAGACGTGCCGTCCGGCTTGATCGCAATCGGGACAGCTAACGTCTTCGGGTTCGCCCCGGTGACCGTGAAGGTCACGGTGTCGGCAATCGTGCCCTGAACTGCGAGCGTGGCCTGTGATTCGGCGATGAACTCGATCGCATTTGCGACCCCGAAAGGGTTCACCTGGTTGACTGCCCACGGCGACTGATAACCGACGTAAGCCGGGCCCAGCCAGGTATTGAGCGCTGGCGCCGGCGTCCCCAGGAACGAGACGACGAACGGGATCATGCCGCCCTGATAGGCTCCGGAGGACGGAACATTGTAGGCGATGCGCGCCATCTGTCGAATCGCGGTCAACATGACGAGCCAGCCGCTGTTGATCGTGGTGCCAGGCGTTTCCGGGTCGCCATAACTCTGCCCGTAAGGACTGAGGCCGTAGCCTAGATCGATTGAAGGAACGTCCGTCGCCCCGTCAAAGATCAGCGCCGCGGCCGCGAACAAGCGCATCGCCCAGTTGTAGGCATCGCAACTGGTCTGGATCTCGGCGCCGACCAGCGTCCGCCAGCCGCCCTCGATCGTGCTCGCAAAGTCCTGAGTGACGCTGATAGTGTTGCCGGCATAGTCAAGGAATGGCTGTTTGACATCGAAATAGGAGTTTGGCGACCAGATATTCGTGGCCGTGACCTGCGCCGGCGGTTGCATGCCCCGGAACAGAAAAGGCACGACCGCGGAGAGGATCAGTTGGGCGAGCGCCTTCGCATTCGAGTTCCCGACCGCCTGATAGGCATTGAGCAGGCCCAACGCATAAACGAACTGGGATTCGGTCGACCCGGCGCAATCGGGAATGTAGGCAGCGACCGGATTATTGAAATATTCGGCGACCAGCCCAAACGAGTTCATCATCATCAGCGGTCCCGTCGTGCCATTGCCAATCGTGATCGCGCCCGATGGGGAGATCCACGCGGCCGGATAGATGAAGTGTTGTCCGCCGATTTCGACCAGGCGACCACCGCAACTCGTGAGCAGGTTCTGAAGCACTTCCGCGCGCAATACGGAGACGTCCCATGCTCCGTCGCAACTGTAGCGGTTCTCTGAAGCCCCTGAGAACAGTTGCACTTGCTCGTCGCAGATGTTAGCCGCGGAGATCAGCTCGGCATCGGGGATCATGAACCGCTTGACCTCGCCTGGCTGAGGCTGTGGTCCGGATTCGTAATAATCGTTGTATCCCCAAAGCGGGTGCGCGAGAAAGTCGGCTATGCAGAGCGCGGCGTTATTCGTGTAACTCTTCTGGCCGGTCCGCGGATCATAGATATCATTCTTGCCGCGGATCACAAATGAGAATTCGGGCAGCCCGGTGTAAACGTTCGCGTCATAGTTGAGTTTGAGGACCACGTAAGCGCGGCCGGTGAGTAGGCACTGCGAGGTCCAGTACCCTGCCGTGTTGCCCATGACTATGCCGCTCGCAGCGGTCTGATTTCCGGTGTAATAGCCCACGACCACATTGGCGGTGGGATATGCGGGCCAGGTGGTCGTAATCTGGCCGGTGCCGGGCACGCCCGCGCCCGGTGGGCCGCCAGCGGTGTAGGTGAAGGCCGCGGGCCCGGTCTGCACCACGGGATAGTACCCCTCGAACGTGCTGCCTCCAGCCGCGTCAATGGTCCCGTGGATGTGTAAGGTTTCGCCATTAAACTGCAGATACTGGGAATTTGGGTTTTGCGCGAACGTGACCGAGACGACATCGTTTATGCGAGAGATGGTCTCGATTACCCAGTTGCCCTGTGGGGGGACCCAGCTTTGAAGGAATCCATTTGGATTCGACGCGTCGCCAAACTGGGTGTAGGGCTGCAATGGGAGCTTGCGATTGTTAAACCAGACCTCTTCTATCCCGTCGATTGGATGGCAGGCGACCACGATGACGAATGTGATAATCCGGTTGTGGGTGGCCGTTTCCTCGAGGTAGACGATGGTGCCGCCGACCTTTTTTCTGCCATAGCAGCACTGCCATGGCATGATCGGATTCCGGCTGGTCGTGCTGATGCCGCTGGCCCTTTGGCCAAGCAGTGTGCCGACTCCGCTCAACACCATGCCTGCGCCGGCGCTTGCAAGAATACTTGCCATGCCGCCGACCGCAGACAGCAGCCCGCCCGCAGCCAGGAATCCGCCGGGAACAAAGACACTGAGCGCGATTAAGCCTGCACCGATTCCAACCTGCTCTATGACCTTCGACATTTACTCGCGCCCCGCAAACCAGAGCTTCGCGCAGTTAGGGAACTTTTTCCTAAGGGCTGCGAGACGCTGCACGTCGAGCGGCGTGAATGGAACCTGCGCATGTTCAACGCGGAAGTCTATTCGCTTGCACATCAGCCAAAGCGTGATGCGATCACTGATCCATTCGAGCATTAGATGGTGCCTGCGGTCGCATGGTGGACACGACCGGCTTCCGCGCAGAGCCGATCCCCTTCGCCACGCAAATGAACCTCGTCCCGTCCCGTAGCAGCAGCGAAATACCGCTTGCTCGATTCCGCGATCCCATTGCCCACGGTCCAGTCATCCGCAATGGTCATCTTCGTGACCGCGCCTCTGATCTTCTTGTCGTTTTGCCATTCGGAACCTTGCGGACTGCGCTGGATAGTCTGCTCGATGCGGAACGCGGGAGTGAAGTCGCGGGTGCCGTCCCGATCCTCATAGGGATAAGTCTTCATCGGATCAGGGAAGCGGTCCCAATCGACGTACGGCCCGATGCCGGATACCACAAAGAAGATAGCCGCGTCCAGGTTCGAGAACAGGCAAACGCTGCTGGCGCCGACCGGGTCATGCCACTCAGCCAGGAAACATTGGTGCCTACCCCATTCGTCACGGCTGAGACGCTGTTCTGTGTTCATGAAATCCTCCATGCGATAATCGCTTTTGCAGTGGCGGCGTGGTGCGGTCGCGGGGTCTCCGCGCAAATCCGAGAAGTAAGTGACACGCAGATCCGGACGGATTGCGGCAGGGAGTGGCGACCCAGCCGACGAGCTAGACAACATCACCGGGTTTTCTCCTTCGCCAGATAAGCCGGTATCGAATCCGGCCCGCTGCTAAATGCGCCAGGCACGGCATTCAATGCTTATTGGGACGCGGCGTATGCCACGGTCGCCGATACCTAATACGTCTCGTCCATTGAGGTCAACCACGCCAAAGAATTCTCCTGCCGGACCGTTCGGCACGAGAACCGCATCGCCACGTTGCGCAAAAAGCGGAGGACGGCGCCCAAACTTGTTTTCAGTCATCAACTTCGCGATCGCCATGCGAAGCGATGGGCTCCCGCAGTAACTCCGCATTGCGATGAGTGATTCACGTTTCGTGCTGTAGATGCCCACAAACTGGGCGCCTATCGCGATGCCGGTCATGGCATGGATAGCCCCGAACGCGAACGTGCAGCAATCCAATCCGTTCGCGCGCTCATAGCTGAACGGCATGGATGCGTTCGCTGCAATGTATACATCGAGGCGCGTTGCCCAATCCGGATGTCGCCTCATGAGTTATCCTTTTGCCGTAAGATCGATTTTCCGGAAGGGAGGTGATCCAATTGACAAAACAATCGAGCCTTCCAAGGAGTACTTTGTGTTCTCTCGGGTGCCGATTAAAGTCTCGTTCGTGCCAGATTGCGCAGCCTATAGCGCATGTCAGACCACGTACACAAGAGACGACAGCTTTGTTCAGCCTTGCCCAGCGGGTTATTCGCGGAGCCACTCTACTGAGCTTATTAATCCTCCCAATATGCAATGCTATTCAGACACCGGCTCAGATTGACCCGCGCAGGATAGGCCCCGTATTCCTGGCGGCAAGTTTTCGCGGGGCTTCATCTCACACGAACCCGTCCCTCTGATTGATCTCCGCCGCCTTCGCCTGAGCTTTCTGTCGCGCGCCCCTGCCGTGAAACAGGTAGACGATGCCTCTCCCCGTATAGCTAACTGGTTCGGCCTTATATGTGCCGAGGAAGAATGGGTCTTCGAGGGCGCGATAACGCATGCGAGGTAGATTGAACATAACGGGGCCCGGAATCTCCGTGGGCGGTTCCGGCTGCACCAGCTTCCACAGTCCCCGCGCATCGCCTTTGCGTTGCGGATTGCGCTTGGTCATGGCGCATCACAAATCCAGTAATTCGTTCTTTAGTTTGGCCCACGCTTTCGCTTTAATCTCGGCCTCGGGCGGGTGAAACAGATACACGCACCCTCGCCCGGTGTAGTCCTTTTCGAGCACCAGCCATGTGCCGGAGAAGAGCGGGTCCTCGCGCGATATGTGACGATGCGGCTCAGCCACCTGATAGCGCAAGGCCGCGGCGTGAACGATCTCGTCAGGTGAATCGAGCAGGATGCCGATGATCCAATTCGGCATCTGAGGCAGACTGTCGTCCTGGCTTACCGGGGGCGGATCGCCAGGCTTCCAGGTGCCTATTGCCTTTCCATCTTGCCCCGTTTTTACGCGCACCATTTCCGGCCTCGTTCTCTTTTAGTTAACGTTGCTGCCGTGAAGGTTCGCGCCCTGTATTACCGAGCTCGTCGCCGGTTGGTTTGTCACGGTCCAGGTGTATTCAGCACAGGAAACGGAACCCGTCAGCGTGCAATGAGTATTCGTCTGGCCATATCCTGTCGCGGTGATAAGGCCAGGGCTCCCGCTGCCCACGGCACCGATCGCGAGGATCACGCCGCCGCTGTCCTCCGTCCAGGCCGTCACCGCGTTCCCGCGTGCGTCGGTGGTATCGCAGGGGTAGATAACGCCGTCGCTGTAGACGCAATAGGCATGCTGCTGATAGCCGGAGCCTAGAACGATCTTGTTGATCGACAGCGTATTGTCCTGATATCCACTGACCAGCGTCGGCGCGGTGGGCATCAGGTCGACATATTGCGAGACCTGGTAGGTGTTCGCGGAGAGCGAGCTGGGCAATCCGGTATATGTGCCGTAATTGATGGCCACCCAATAACTCGAATAGGTGCCTGTGCCATAGGTGGTCGGAGCGGTCGCCCCGCAGCTTCCGCCACAATTCCAAAATCCAAAATTAGGCCCGCTCGAATCGTTGGTGTTGGTGGCTACCCAATAGGGAGTAGAGGCCGCAATCGTCCCGCAACCCGTGATCGGCAAGCTAACAAACGCGTTCGGCGCGCTGGTGCTGGTGGTCGTATAGGTTGCGTGACAGGTGAGCGCCGATGCTTCCGTCGTGGCAGTCGGCGCTGTGATGATCAGGCAATCGTAGTGAGCGCCCAAAGTGATGGTGCCTGTCGGCAGGAAGAAATGACAATTGCCGACCGTGGTCGCATAGGGCGGACTGATGGCATAAACGCTGTTGAAAAAGTTGGCAGAGGTGAACCCGGCGAAATTTTCCTGGTTGTTTCCCAAAAATGGAGATGCACCACTACTTACCGATATGGGCAAGGTAGAAGTGAGGACGCCCAGCGTTGCGGTCAAGTTGGTTGTGCCGGCGACCAGCGGAGTTATCAATGCCGTGGAAGATATTGTGGCGACGGACGCCAACGAGCTGGCGAATGTGCCCGGCCCGAATCCATGCGCATCGGTGTTCGTGCAATCATCGCTCGAGCTATCGGAATAATGGCAGATGAGGGTGCCCTGCTCGGCCGCGCCGCCAGCAATCAGCGCCGTCGATGGGGCGCCGAGCGTAATGCCGGTAAGGGTCAAGACTCCTCCGGAGGCCGAATAGGCAGCGCTCACCACCGAGCTTGGAACGAACCCGTATCCGCCGGGATAACTCGTAGGCTGATTGGCACTCCCCCACATGCCTACCGCCTTGACCGTTGCCGCAGAGGGCAAGATGAAACTGCCGCCACTTGCGAGATATTTAGCTGTCCCCGATCCCGGAACTGGCGTAGATCCGTCTGTGGTGTACCAGATGCCAGTATTGCCTAATGGTATGGCGCCCGAAGTATAGCCGGGATCGGTGAGCGTCACCGCAAGCGGGAAGGCGTAGCTTCCAGCCGCTGGAGAGATGGAGGTGGGAGCGACGCTGGTAATAGCTGATGACGTTGACCCGGTTACGTTTCCCGCCATAATCGGCGCGGTGCAGCCAGTGCACTCGCTGGTCGTGAACTGGCTGCCTCCAAAACTGTAGCAGGCAGACCCAGAAGCCATCATTTGTCCCGTGATCGTATTGTTGGAGATGGCCCAACTGTGACTATTGGTCGACCACACCACTCCGGTACAAAAAAATCCTTGAATCAAATTATTGGTGGCCTGCGTTCCCGACCCGGACATTTCTATGCCGTTAGGTGTAGCAAAAGACGTGCTCAGCGAGTTTATAAACAGATTGTTTTGGATTAAGTTCGATGGAATCGTATTAGTCGGATGGGTAGTGGGGCCAGAAGATTGACAGCATGGCGCAGATAGCGCCATCCCACTCCAGGGAACACCTCCCTGGTAGGGGTTCATGAACACGTTATTGCTTGTGATCATCGGGTTGCCGCCATCTTCAACGCCGATTTGTATCTCCATCCAAATCCTGACTATTTGGTTGAAAAAGTTAAATTCGATGTCGCAATTGTTACAGTCGCCAATGGGTTGAGCACCCGGAACATAGTCCACTTGCTCCATATGGACACCCTCGCCAAGATGGTAGAAGGTGTTGTACTTCATGGTGAAGTTGCGGAGATGTCCGACATTGCCGGTGATGACTCCCGCGCAAGTACCGTCATCCACACTGAGCGCTGCTGTGCATGAGTTGGCGTCACCAAAAGTGTTGTACTCGATCGTGAAGTTTGCGTCGATATTAGTTATGTTTCCACTAAGGAACAGCGATGAGGTGGCGCCATAAGCGCTAGGATTGTAGGGGACAGAGGTAGTTTGATTGTGCAGAAAATTGACGTTGGTATAACCGCTTGTATCAAAAAATATCGCTCCTGCCCCATCAAGCTGCAGGTACTCAATCGTTGTCGTTCCCGATGAACACCCTCCATACATCTGAAGCAGCGATATGTTTGCTGTGCTCGTAGTAATTTTTGCGGTAGCAGGGGTGGTCACTGGCCCGGTGTAGGTAATGCCGCACTTAAGGGTAAGGGACGAACTTAGGGTATAAGTTCCGGACGCGAACGATATAGTATCCCCCGGGGAAGCCGCACTGATGACCCCCTGGATAGTCGATTGAGTCTGGGAGCCATTGACGTTAAAGGTAGTCGCGCGCGCCATCGGGCACACGAACAGCAAGAATGCCAAGCCGCGAAGAATGCCCTGGAGAGTTGCGCGCATTTATATCCCCATGGCCATATAAGTTACGGTGTAAACGGTCGATGCGGTCAGGGCCGTCTTCGAAGTATAGACAAGCGTGATTATTCCCGCCGAGTCTGTCACCGTCATAGTGACTGCTGCCCGATTTCCGTTTGAATCAACGAAACTCGAGAGAACGTTGGGCGGGGAAGCCCGACCGCTGGGCAGCGTGAGCGTGAGGACCATGCCCGTGGTGGGTGTGCCCGTTCCGGTTGTCAGCGTGATCGTGCCGCTAAAAGAATCGCAGATGGCGCTTGTCGCGGGTGCTGCCGTGCCGCCGGTGCCGATAAAGCTGCTCGCGCCCGCTGTGATGGCGGTGGTCCCTAGGCCAGCAATGCCGGTACCGGCGCCGCCGACCGATATGCCTCCGGTATAGGCGCAACCGGTGAGCGGGCAATAACCTGCGAGCACGCTGCCAGCAACCAGATTGCCCGTGCCGTTGACGGGATAGAAGCCCGCCCAGCGACCGGATACGGCATCCCACGTGGGCACGCCGCTTCCGGGCGGCTGCGGTATGCCGCCCCCAGACGGGTACCATAGTCCGACGGCAGGGTCATAGCTGAAGAGAAGTGCCTGCCCTGGAAGCGGGGTGCTTACGGAAGCGAATCCCCCAGCGCCGCCGCCGGTCGCAGTGGTCCAGCTCGAGAATGCGGCCGCGACAAGTTCAAGCTTGCAATCGACGCCGGTTGTCGTGCAGCCGGTCGGCGGTGTCATCACATTGACGCTCGCGCTCCCGCTGACATAGGAAACGGGGCTCGTCGGAGCAATAGTGCTCGAGGAAGTGATTGTGCTGCCGGCAATTGCCTGGCGCTGAATGCCTGCCGGCGTGCGCGACAGGTTGCCGTCCGCGGCATAGGTGGTACCGGCCCCTGCAGAATATGGTTGTTGGCCCGCTGCGGTCGCCGTGGGGAGACCAACTCCCGCAGCACCCGTGGCACCTGCCGCACCGGTTGAGCCTGCTGGCCCCGTGGCGCCGGTCGCGCCCGCAGCACCTGCCCCTCCCGTCGCGCCTGTCGTTCCGGTCGCACCCGTGGCTCCGGCTGCCCCCGTTGCGCCTGCTGGACCGGTCGCCCCGGTTGCGCCTGCCGTGCCCACAGCCCCGGACGCAAGAAGCTGCCAGTGTCCAGGGTTGCTCTCAGGAGCCGCACCGGTGCTCGAATTGATCGAAACGTAGCTGCTGGCAACACCGCTGACCGTGCGGCTGACTCCCATACCCGTGCTGTATGTCGTGCCGCTAGCCCATGCCCCTTGCCAGCTGATCGTGCTGCTGCCGCCCGAGGAGAAGAGCACCCACACGCCGCCCTGGCAATAGTAGATCGACGAACCGGTGTAATAGATCGACGGCGCGGTGCAGGCCCCGACCGGAGCCGATCCTCCGCTGCCGACTGCGTTGGCTGGCGCGGGAGTATAGACCGAGGTGGGGGACCAGGTATCGAACGACCAAGTGCTTCCGGTCGGATGAATCGGCTGGCCGTAGCTGTAGAGCACCTGGTGATTCGTCGCCGTGATCGAGACGAGATAGCCAACTCCGCTGGGCGTTGCGCAAGAGCTATCAGGAACGGTCGCGCCACCGGTAATCACGCCGTTGACAATCGGCCAGAAGTAAACGATCGGCAGCACCTGGCCACCGCCGCAAGCCGTGAACGCCGCGACATTGCCCAACTGGTTGACCGGGATCAGCTGAAAGAAGCCGGTCGTGAGCAGATCGCCTGACACGTCGTGCTGTATCAGGCTCGCGGTAATGGTCGTGGTCTGTGCTTGTGACGCCCACGGAGAAATGAGCGAAGCCAAGAACAGCGCGAGTGCGAACGCTAATTTCTTCATTTGGTCCTGTCCTCAGAAACGAAACTCATCATGCCGCCGGCCATGGTGCCATTCACCTGGTTGCTCGGACTGATGGTGTAGGTCCCTGCTACCAGCGTGCTTGGCGGTCCAGTACCCCAAGGCGTTCCGGCCATAGCGTAGAGCGTGGAAGTGGACGGGATGGAGACTGGCCCGGTGTAAGCAGTTCCCGCCGCGCAGCCTCCGTTGTTGTCCACCTGAGGGTAGAGCGTGGGCGTGGTGGAAGACACTACATAGCAGATGTTTGCGCTGCCGGTGGAACTGGTGATCGACACGCTTTGTGTCCCTGAATAGGTCCCCGGCGCCACAGAGTAAACCGGGCTCGCCGCGGAGACGGTGCCGGTGTTGTAGGTGGACCCTGTGTTCCAGGCAGTGGTGCTTGGATTGGCCGTGGGCGTATTGACCGTATAGCTCCACGTTTTCACAAGCAGCGGGTACTGAGAAGGTTCTTGCGGACTGCCGCTTCCTACGGCCGAAGTGAAGCCGAGCCAAGCTGTGCTCGCTCCCACCACTGACGGGATGCTTACGTTCGACCAGGTGTTGGTGAAGCAGCTTGCTCCTGGGCACGATCCTGAGGCGGTCATGTCGTACATTGCGAGCGTCAGGGTGGACCCGTCATAAGTAACCGTGGCCGAGTAAGTGTCTCCGGTGGTCGAGTATTGCGTGCTGGCTGGAGAGGTCAGCGGAACGGGAGAGGTGCTGGTTTTTGTGGTCGAATACCAGTGCGTGCCTCCATCGTTCGGCTGGCAGGGCGACTGATGCTGCTGGTAAATCTGCACCGTGCTGTAGCTGAACGAGCCGCCGATGTAGCCGGAAGAATCGAAGTCCAGCGCGAAAAGGTTGTTCGGGGTCGGATCTACCCCGTCATCCTGATAAAACCCAGCCTCGCATGATGCTCCGGAGGAAAACGCGGCACCTTCGAAGCCAGAGTGGGTATTGTCATCCTGCATGACGAGCGCAAAGTTCCATCCGTTGGGCACAAAGGTGAAGGTTTCAGTGAATGCTTGAACGTTTACTTTGCCGACAGAGTAAGCCATCCCATAGCCGTTGTGCGTGGCGGCCGTGGGCACGAAGTTGGCCGCTGTGCCAGAGAGGCAAGACGGGCTCGCGCTTGATTGACAGGTGGATCTGATCCAAATCTGCTGGGTTGTCGCGAAACCATTCGTGTTGTCATAGTAGGGCGCTACAGAACACGCTCCAGAAGAACCGCCATTGAAGGTGGAACAGTTGAAGATGCTCTGCGCCAGGGCCGCCCACGGAGAAATGAGCGCGACAAGGCAGAGCGCGAGTCGAAGCGCTGTTTTCTTAAGCATGGGTTTTCCTTTTTGGAGCCGCCGTCATCATTTGCCGATAATCGCTTCGAGCGCGTTGAACTGGCGGTCGCAATTGGGCTTCATGCCTTGGCCATCGGGAATGCCATACATCCCCTCAGTGCCGCGGGCGACGGCAAAGCATTGCTGCATCTCGCGTTCGGCCTTGATTGCGTCAGGTGATGGAGCGGGGAGGGCTTTGAATGCCGCCTCATCCTTATTGAATCGAGGGGCCAGAATTGCATGACCCTGCCTTAACTCTTGATCGGGGTGGCGAACTGGCGCGTGGCCAGCAACCTGGGCCTGCGCTGCGGCGGCGAATAAAACCAATAATGGCAGAAGCTTCATCTTGACTCCTCTAGTATGGCGTACATGCGAAATTAATCACGTCTCCTGATACTGTGGTTCCCGACAGTGTCGCTGTGGTGCTCGTGGTTGCTGTTTGGCTCCAGCTAGCTGAGTCGCTGTTAGTCGTCAGATCATTCGGCCTGTTGCAAGAGAACCCGTTAGGTGCTGTATCTGAATTCGCCATGGTGATTGTGACCGTGCATGTACCTGTGGTCCCGGAGTGAAACGAGCCCGCCGTAGCTCCGCCAACCAGAGTCGAGTTGCTGCATCCAGTGGCAGTGAAAGTATAGCCGCCGACGACATACATCCCCGCCATAACGACTCCAATGGAGTCGCCGGGCACTGAGCCGAACGTAAAATTATGGGCGTTCGGTCGGCAGATGAACGAGTCTGAAAGCGATAGCCCAGATGAGGAACTGGTCCACTGCATGCACCCACCGGAGGCCATGGTTGCACCGGTGGCACCACCGCTAGTGGTATCGAGAACCTTGAAAAATTGATTCGTCCCGTCAAAGAAGTCCCATCCGGCATAAGTTGCGCTCGTGTCCGAGTAAAGATGAAGGTTTACCCCGCCATTTAAAATCAAATCAGATCCGCTGGCGATTGTTTGGCTGCCCGTGAATGAATTGGCTCCGAGACCCGCGCCAGCAGATGTACATCCTGCCGTAGTAAGCGCCCCTCCCGTTCCGTTTGGACATACCGGAGTGGTTCCTGGAGTTATGCCACTCAAGACAATAGACGGAGAAATAATCTTCCCGAAAGTAGCGGTCGGCTGATAATCCCCTATCACCTCACCGCAGGTTGTATCGTTTCCGGTGACACTAAAGTCCGCTGGGGCTTTAGTTAGGTAGTCTGCCTGTGTCTGAATCGGTCCTGATTGAGTTACAAACTCCTGCCACCCAAGCGGGGGGATGGTCGCAGAAGCATCGCACAAGCTGGCAGATGGGCCAAAGGTCGCATTAGTGCCCGAGCTTCCAAGGTAGTAGGTTACAGATCCAGCCAATCTGTATCCAGCGTCGTATCCATGTGTGCCGTTAATTGAAGTGGCTTGCGTTGGGTATGGCTCGAACAACTGGAATCCTTTGTCGAAAATTCCATCCAACTCTGTTGCATCGAATATCGCCGAACCGCCATTCACGATAACACCATTTGGGACGATGGACGGGTGAAGATGAACAAATACGTTATCCCCGGCAAGTACCTCGACAGCGGCCAAGTTACCAGCGTAAAAAGTGGAATCTATCATGGTTGAATCGGACGAATTCCAAATCACGCTATAGTCCACCGGAAACGACTCGTAGACCTGCACATAAAGGGGCCCGACGCACCCTGTACCTCCAGATGTCGGGGCGGCAATGGCTGTAAGCACACCCGCCGCGATAGTGACAGGGACACCGGTCCATGTGGGCATTACGGTGCAGGGGTGGACCGCCGTTCCCCCCTGATATCCACGCACCTGCACTGTGTAGACAGCGGTCGAGCTTGGAGGTGGGTAGGCAGAGCCGCCATTCGTCACCGTGAAAGAACTAAGCGTGCTGCCTGTCAGGTTTGCAATTATCTGAGCCGAGTTTCCCCGATTTCCAGGGACGCTCGTCGTTATGTGCTTGGCCATCATTTGAAACGAGTCGCCGGGGGATAGGCCGAACTCAAAGAAATGGCCACCAGATCCTAGCGCGCTCGGGGCGATATTTTGCCCTTGTATCTCCTCGGCGACCGATTGATTGAGCTGCCCAAGGTCCATGATCGACGACGCTACCCCTCCGCCATCGATGATGAAGTTCTTGATCTGCAGGTAGGTATAGTTGTTTCCGCCGTCAGGCCTATAGATTACTGGCGTAGCGGCTGTACCGGTATAAGTCAAGAAAGACCCGAATATCCCTTGACCAATAAGATTGACCGAGTAAAGTCCCGTTGGCTCAATCATTCCCTGCGTGTTGTAGAACTGGCCACCAAACACTAGCGACGTTTGAACACTGCGCGAATAGCTATAAGCGTAGGCAGTATAAAATGCGCAGTCTGGGCCCGTAGTCGGACCGGAATTGGGCACCGGGACCGACCAGATCGCCAAGTTGGTTCCCGGCGTGATGCCGATATTGCTATGCCCTACTGCGACGTAGTTCGACCCTGAATAGCTGACAGCCTGGCAGAGAGGGTATTCTGTGCTCCCTCCATATGCCACTTGAGCTACGCCAATACCCGTGTATTGTCCTGCCGCAGTAAATCCATCTGCATAGAAAACATTGTTTAGGTCGTTTACCCGGAAAGTTGTGTAATTGGCGTTGTTTACTTGCTGCTGGGAATACTGATCGAAGGAGCTGCCAAAGGAGAGAACTGCCTGCTGCGGGCTGGTAGCTGTTCCAGGGCCTGTATACACGGGCACAAGTCCATACCCGGAAGCGGCTGGCAGGACACCGCTCGGAATATTTATGGTTCCCGCCGGCGATTCAGTCACTCCGGAGCCGACGATGTTGAGGCCATTTTGGCTGGTGTTGAGTATGCCATTGTGCCTGAACTGTGGAAGCTGAAGCGCGGGAATGGACGGCATCGAGCTGGGCACGAATGCGTCGAAACTCCACGTCGAACCGCTCGGCTGGATGCAGGGAAAGACCGCGACTTGGGTTCCGTAATAATTATTGATGACCGCGTTGTAACAGGCGTTCACTGGCTGCGTCAACGAGGTATCGGGAACAATAGCCAAAGAAGACAGGACGCCGGACGTGATCGGGAAGCAGAGCGGAACCTGGGGCGAAATCTGCTGGCCGACCGAGGTCACGATATTGATCGGCTGCCCGGCCTGATTCGTGGGCGTGAGACACATCGTTCCCGTGATGAGGGTGCCACCAGCGCCAAAATACGCAATGTGACTGGCCGTGATCTGGGTATTCTGCGCACCGGCCCACGGAGAAATGAGCGCGACGACGCAACACGCTAAGAAGAGCGCTGTTTTCTTCATGGGTTTCCTTTTTTGGTTAGTGGAACGCGGCAATCACGCCATCCCAAGTACCGGCGCTGCTGGCCCCTATTGTTCCCGTCGCGCTTGTAGCAGAGGAAGCTACTGACAAATCTTCGCATCCGGATGATGGGGATGCGAGCGTTCTTGCTGTCGCCGTGTTGCCATTGATGTTTCCAACGGAGAGCGTTGGCGGTCCGTACTGGGCATCCCCGCATGCGATAAAGAACGCCGCTCCGGTCGTGCTGATGGCGGCCGAGGTGAAGGTTGATGTTGAGGCGAGTACATTCGATGATCCAGCCGCAAGCGACGTGACTGAGCCCGGCGCATAGTCCAAGACCTGAATTCCCTGGTAATTAGTTCCACCAGCGCCGGTCGTACAGGTAAACGTGGTAGATCCACCCGTTGCGCCAAACCCGTAGCTCGCCTGACTGCTGCCACCGGCACCATTGGCGATTGTCATCGCGGCATATGTTCCAGACGGCGAACTGGTCACTGTGTAGCTGGTCTGCGATGCATTCCCCCCGCGGCACACGGCGAACACGAGGTCTCCTGCGGTCGGCGTGAGGGTACAGTTAACCGTAGTCGTAGTCCCGGCCCCGGGAGTGTTGTTGCATGTCGTCCGATAGGTGGGCGAACTATATGCCGCGTTGATGATATAAGCCGCAGAAGACATCGGGCTGCTGTTATACCCAGACTTTGCCCCTACCGCGTTCAAGGTCTCCGAGGTGGCCACACTGGCGGCGCTCGAATAGAGAGTTCCGGTCGAGCACCCACCTGAACCATTGGAGACTGGGACAGTGCTTCCGGTCGCATAGCAAACGTAGTCGCCGGTCGGACCTCCACTAAGCGCTACGCTCTGTGTTCCCGTGTAGGTCCCGGCTGCGGGAGAGAAATTGATTTGAGCGACAGTAGGGACTCTAGAGAAATAGGAGACCATGCCGCCCCAGCCGACGGTTCCTGCGGAGCAACAGTTACTGCCGCCGTTCGCAGAGGAAACGGAGAGCGTGCTGTTGAAAAATATGTTGTCAGCCGGGTTACTCGTGAAAAATCGGTAACCCACAAAGTCATCCGCAGACGCCTTATTTTGCAGGCCAGCCGAGAGTAGGCAGCCATACTTGCTCGTCGTGAAACTTTGCGGAGTCCCATTGACCGCATTGCAGTAGTAACCAGAACCATAGAAGTCTTCGTGACCGCCAGATTGCGCCGCAATACCGCTATCCGCCAGCACGATCGGTGTCGACTCCATGTACCCGTAGCTTGACGCGGAATTGAAGTACTCTTCGATGTACTCAAATTCCCCGCCGCCTGAAAACGTGGTCGGCGGAAGGATGTACACCTGAGGGAAGTTATATGCGCTGGTGTTTGCCGGTAGCTGCTGAAATGGCGCGGTGAAAGCGTTCCAATAATTCGTTGGTCCAGATGACGGAGTCCCTGATCTATACGCAACGTCGGCAAAAACCTGGGAAGCGCCGGTTGAGCTGGCATTTACAACAGTCATAGTGCAGCCGCTGTAAAAGTTTATCTGGGTGCGGCGGTTGAATGTTTCATTCGTTGCGAATCCCGCGACTGTTGACGGGATGCCGATGTACTCCGTATCGAAGGCGGCCGGCGAATCCTGAGACAGAAAAAATCCACCTAGAGAGACGAGCTGCGGGTTGCCATCGCAGTTGATATTGAGGGTGCTGTTCTGGATGACGTTAGCGGCGTCTCCGCCGGTGACTGGGCCGAATGTCAAGTGGATGTAGGTGATCGTTCCGGCACCGGTGACAGTGAAGACCTGCGCTGTACCGCTACCAGCCAATGGCACGCCCCCGCCAGAGGTTTTCACCGTAGACTGAATAACAGAGGGACGAGTATCTACGCCACCCGTACAAGGGAAGCCAGAATCTACCATGTTCCCATACGCGTCATTTTGATCGCAATCGCCCAGCGTCAGGGGCCCGTTAACCGTCGCGATCACATGGCCGTTGCCTGAATAGCCCGTGATTGGCCGCCATACTTCGGATTGCTGAACCTGCGCGCTCGCGACCATGGCACAGGCCAGCAGCACGATAAAAGTGAGAATTCGCTTCATGGATTACCTGGATTCGAGTTCGTGTTCGTGCCCCAGTAGATGAGGATTGACTGGATGGAATTGACCCAGGAAAATCCAAGGTCCCCCGGCGAGAACAACTGTTGATCCTGATTCGTATACCGATACGGAACCGGCACGTTCATGTCGAGAAGCACCGATTCCAGATTCATTTGAATGCTGGCCCTCTTCTCGTCCACGGTGATGGTCGGCTGATCCGTTCTCCCTTGCCAGGCGACGACCGGATTGTTGACCAGGTCCAGCCCTTCACCGGCGAACAGACCCAAGTAGATGGTCGCGGATAGCCCCACCTGAAACTCGCTCATCGTTGACTGAATCAAGTTCGGATCGATACCCGAAAGCGTTACGCTGACACCTCTTGCCTGAACGCTTGACCCGTCCTCAATCGTTGACACTTGCAGAAGCGAGCCCGCGGCCGTGAAAAGCAGGCCGTCCATGATCAGGCTTTGATACGCGGTGCAGATTCGTATCGGGCCGGATGCGAAATAGATCTCGAGAAGGATGCACGGGTATAAGTAGCCCTCCTGGAGCGCCAACAGATAGTTCGAGGTGACGTTACGTGGCATTCCCGAGGCCCGCTTTTATCCAGAGGGTGCACATGTGACGAGCCTTGTACTGTGTCCGCCACTGTTGCGCATCCCAATCCGTACCCGCGATTGCAGCCGGTAGCCATCCTGCGCGACCGGCCTTGATGTCTTCCGCTGAACGGGATGGCACCCAGACCCAGAGACGGGGAAGTGTGATGGTGCGTGCCGGTTCCGGGACTCGATCGGCGCTTGCGTGGCTCGCCTGGATCGCCCTCTTGACGGCAGCTTCCACTGCTTTCGGGTCGCTGCTTCCGCGTGAATCGATCTGGTAGTGCCGCGCCCCCCCCAGGTGGCAGCCGCAGGGATCCTCCCCGACAATGTAAGGAGCTGAATTCTCAACTATGCCGCCGGTCGAAAATCCGTTCTGCGGCTTCGGGCCCAATACCTTGCGCGCAAAATGGCTCACCGCTTGACCACCGCTGTGCATAGGCCTTCATCCCTGTACCACTTGCGCAAGATTTCAATTTCCACCGGGCCGGGCTGGATCTCGTACCACTCGCGTCCCATGGGCCCGAAAACGAACAGCCTATATGGCTTCGCGAATCTCAAAACTTAGACCGTACGTACGCAGATAGCTGACGGAATACTTCAAAACGTTCGACTTCATGCAGAACAGGCCCTGCGCGTTTGTTGTCACAATCGCAGTTCCGTTTGGTGGAATCTCCCGAATCTGCGGCCAGATTGCGAAGGATGCATTGCCCGCGCCATCGCTAGATATCTGGTCGAGGACTTTGTACAAACGCCAGCCAATCTGTATCCAGTCGCCCGGAGACAGAAGCGCGAACTGTCCAGGGGTCCAGCCCTTGGTCGCAAGCTGGAAAGGCGCCTGGAAAGATCCAGACGTTACGCCGGGCCCCTGCGCCGACCCTTGTGGCTGCGCGCCCAAGCCATCGCCGAAGTAAAAAACCGCGTTCATCCCCTGAGCCTGGGCCATGAATGCGATCCATGATTCAGCGGTAGTCCTGGGCATCGGCGGCATGGTGACCACCGCCTCCCAGTAGGCAGCTTGCCAGCTATAGATTTGCTGCCTACCCGTAAAGCTGTTCGGGACCGCGCCGACAATATTGCACATCGACCAGTCCACCTGCCTCTGCCCGGGTGTCAACGGCACCGATAGGAGTGGAAATCCATTTACGCTGCCGATAATGGACATTCACGCTCCCGGACAAACAGAAAAGGACAGTCGCGATGACTGTCCTTCGAGATGAGTAGAAATCGACTTATACTTGGAGTCGAGCCATGGCTTTAGATAGACCATTCATCGGACTGGGCGACGAGACGGTATTCGTCGTCACTGCACACATGCCAGACAAGACCGTCGTTGTCGGTGCCGCCAAAAGCGAATATGGTGCGCAAGAAATAGAGCGAAAAGCCGCTCGCGATCTAGATTCCGAGCCAGCGCTCGAGTTCGAAATCACCGAAGTTCCCATACGCTGGTGAAACCATGAGCTCAGATGAGGAACGTCAGCACCCAAAATGCTAGCCCGGCCGCGATCAGATTTATTTTCACCTTGGGAAGGTTAAAGGTCGCGATCACGAAACAGATCAACGCGAGCACATGCAGGATGAATGGGACGCCGACGTGACTTAGGTGCATGAATTCCTTTCGCGCAATGAAAAACCGCCCGGTTCTGGACGGTTGCGATGGTTACTATTTAGCGGTTATCGGCTTCGGCGCTACCTGCTACGATTGCTGCCCCGGAGGGACCGCATGGACCTGAGAGACAAGAATGGCAACGTCATCACTCAGCCACTGACCGGATACGAGCTATCTCTTCTGGCCGGAACCGACGTCCTTCTGTCCATAGAATATCTTCCGGACGTACTTTCACTCGCAACCAACGCGCCGCCTCAGCGGGTTCAATTGTTACTAAAACCTCACATTGCTCTAGAACTTGCAGAGAAGCTGAAGAGAGCGGGCGACCTGGGTCTTCAGACTCCTCCTGGCACAAAACTTCAGTAGCTTCCTTCACGTCTGCCATCCTGTTCCCTCCAATGAAAAAGGCCACCCGCGAAAGGTGACCCTGTGTGGTGCGAGATTCGCGATTGTCTAAGTGCAGTCTGGCGGCGGAGGATCTGAAATATGACCAGCAGCCGCCCGCGCGGTCCACGCTTTACATGCTTTAGTGTTTACACCTTTCGGCGGTCCGTCCGGCCCCCAGGTTTCTAGCTGGATCTGCTTGGTCTGCTGCTCGGCCTGCCTGTTATCGCGCTCCAGTTGCTTGGTCTCGCGCTCCGTCTCTTTGTTCTGGGCGTCAAGTGCCACCGTTGCCGCCGCCATGCGTTCATTGTCGGCTTCCTGTTGCTGGATAAACTGTTTCGCCGCGGCCTGCTCGGCTGCGGTCTTGTCCTGCGCAGCTTGCCGCGCGTTCGCAGCGAGGATTCGCTCGGCCCGAAGGTTGACGACGAGGTTAGCGGCAGCCACCCCGAGAGTACCCAAAAGCGCAATGCTAGCCAAAGCCCATTTAGTCCTGGAGAGCAGCGGCATAGACTTAGTTGCCCTTGCCTTCAAGGTGATTCTTTAGATGTTTCGCAATCGCCTCGGCCATCGACTGCTGGTTGTACCCGCCGCCCCGCTGTTTGTGGACCGTGTATGACCAGTCGATAGCCGTCGTTTTGACGTTTATCAACTCGACAGATACCGTCGAAGTGTCCTGAATCCCCGCGCAAGATGCAAACAGGCACCGCGCTATCTTGCCTCCGGTCGATTCCACATGTGTGCTCACGTCCGTGGACTGCAAAACATACTCTGCCTTGGTGCGATCCGTGACCACGGATGCGGGCGTCTGCTTCTTTTGAAGTGCCGCCACTATAAAACCGCTGAAATCGTCTTTCGCATCCACAAAAACGGTGACAGGCTCAGAGGACGTCGCTGTCCGTTTGGCAAGCGACGCAAGAGGAAAGACAAGGAGAAACAGTGCAATTACTGCGATCTTCATGGTGTCGAGAGCATACGCTCGGTTCCCCATGGTTACCTGGATTTCTTTGGTAACCTGTTACCTTCCGTGCGGGCTCCGCGCCTTTGCCGCGTGATTCGCCTGGATGCTGGCCGCCACGGCATGAGGTAGGGCCCTGGCGACCGCAGCATGTATCGCTGCCGGGTCATTTGAGCCGCGGGCGTCGATCATGTAAGTGTGCGATGTGCCGCCAAAGCTGCCGTTAGGGCTCACGGTCCCAGCAGAACGCGGGGTGAATAGTTCTGGCCCGTTCTCACCCACGAGCGCCGGGTGGCCGCCCATAATGTCGCCACCACCGCTGAACCCGCCCTGGAATCCGGCTGGCATCCCGAAGGAATCCGTTCCGATGTTACCCGGCAGCTTGAGCATGCCGCTGGCGCCCATCAGGGTTTTGAAGAATCCTCCGATCCCACCCCCGCCGCCCTGGCCTTGTTGCTGGCCACCGATAAAAGGGCGAAATAAGCTTGAGGCCTGCGCGGCAAGACCGCCTCCGCCCGCGCCCGGTCCGCTGCTGGTATCTATGGTGTAAAACGGGCTGTCCTTCGATCCGTCAGCCTTCTTGGTGCCTCCCAGGCCGAACGCCTTAAGAGCGTTGCCTTCGAATGACTTCAATGCGGTTTGAAACAGGCCCTGTCCGGCCCCTAGCAAGGTATGCCCAAAATCAGACCTCTTTCCCTGGCCGGTAGCCATCTTGGTGATGTCCTCGTTAAAGGAATCCATCGCCCGGGTGGTGACCTCGATTATGGACTTCGTCATCGAGCTCCACTCGTTGGCGATAATGCCGAGCGTCTGTTGCATGGCGGGACCAAGCTGTTGGCTGGATACCGCCTGTTGGTCCGACGCGATCTGCATCTGGCGCTGCCCCTGCATCTGTGCAGCCTGAGCGTTGAGCCCTGCGAGCTGGGTGCGGCCAGCTTCGCCCGGAACCAACGCGGCCGCCGCCAGTGCAGCACGCAGCCGCTCCTGGGCCTGCTCGAAGTCCTGGGTGTGCATGGTAGCCAACACTTGCGCGGCGTCGAGCTTGGACATCTGCCCGGCGGCGAGGGCCATCTCCAGCGACTGTTCTGCCACTGCCGTGGCGGCCTGGCGCTGGGCCGCAATCTGCTCGTTGAGCGACCGGACGTATTCGGCATCCTGGCGGGCTTGATTTTCCTCCCGGCCAGTATCGCCCCGGCTGAGATCCATGGTGTCTGGCTTGTATGATTCCGCAGCTATCTTGTCGAACTCATCATTCTTTTTCCCCAACTCCTTACGCCCCTGCATGGTCTGGGCATTGATGTGAGCGATGACCTTATTGGCCTCATCCAGGGCTTTCGTGTAGCTTAGCGACCCAGTCTTCGCCGTTTCCGCTCGAAATTGCCAATATGCAGCTTCCTGCGCGAGACTGACTTCGCTATTGGCCTTGTCTTGGTCGAGACTCTCGCGCCACTGCTGGACAATCGCCTCCTGGGCTGCTTTCATGGCCGCGGCGAGCCTCTTTGCCTCTTCCCTCACCTGAGCGGCCTTTTCGGCGTCGGCGAGCTTGCCCTTATCCACAGTGTTCGTCTTCAGCGACTGCTCGTGCGCACGCGAAAGCTGGATTGAATCAATGACGCTCTGCGCCGTCGTCATGATAGGGGTCTGCTCCTGGTTGACCTTGTTTACGCCGACCATTTCCAATTGCTTCGCTTGAGCATCATGAAAAACGGCCAACATTTTCTCTAGTTCAGACTCCTCTTTATCATGAAAATCTTTCATGTTCAAGGCGTATGCTTTTTCGTCGCCGAGACTCTTCGCGATTGCCGCCTGGGTGGCCAAATGCTTCTTGTCGTCCTCAAAAGGCTTGATGGTGCCAGCGAGTTCTTTGGTGGGGGCCGTATCCGTGAAAAATCCCTGCACTATCGAGATCTGGTTTTCTTTAAGCAGCCTTTCCATGGCGTTGGCAGCCGTTTCCACGGATTTAGCGAATTGATCGGCCGCTACCTTGGCTTCGTCCAAAGCGAGCTTCGCACCGTTAGTCTCTGGCTTGTGCTCCAGCTTGGCAATCTGCCTTTCAATCTTGTCATTTGTGACGTCGAGTTCATCGTTCGCCGCCTGTGCCGACAGGTTTAGGGATTCAAAACCTTCGGCGATAACCCGCGGCATCTCCTTTGCCTCCTTGATGAACTCAGCCACGCGCTTGGCTGATTCGGCGAGCGCGAAACCGATTCCGATCACCGCGGCGATGTCAAACGCGCCAGCGAGAGCCTTCGTGACGGCTGGCATCCCGGCGAGAAAGTTGCGCAACTCGCGGTCGAGATGAAGTCCAATCTCGTTCGATAGCAGTGCTACGGATTCACGGCCGCGCGTCATGGCCTCGTGCATTTCGCGGCCAGTCTCCTTGCTGTCGCCGGCCAGGGCCTTCATCTCCGCGCGAGACTTTGTTATCCCTGCACTGAATGCGGTTCCGTCCCACCCCAGCCTTGCGGTTACGCTGCTGCCTGCTGCCATTTAGCCCAACCCCACTTTTGCTGCTTCTTCTGCGATCTTTTCGTTAAAGGTTTCGAGCGCAGTAGCCTCGGCTTGGTCTACAGAGGATTCGAATGCGCGCCGGAAGAACGGGTGCGCCTCTACACGGCCAGTCACTTTCTTGCCGCGTTTTTCTGCGTGACCTTCCTCCACCCAGCGCGCCACCCGGATGGTATATTTTCCAGGCTCTATATAGGCCGCGAAGGAGCCGTCTCCCTCCTTGGCGACATGGAGTTCGATATCGCTTTTCAGTGCACCTGGCGGGAGCGCATCACCGCTGGGTAAAGGCGTCCGCACCGGAGCGGCTTCAGTAATTGCCTCCTGTATGATCCTGCCCCCAGCCCGCAAGGCTTTGCGCGAGGCACGATCAAAACCGGGTCCGGCAAGCTCCTGCATCGCGGCGTCAAATTGAGGCAGCCCCTCAAACGTAAGGCCGATATCGTCACTCATTGTCGGCCGCAATTTCCTGCATCAACCTGATGCTGCTCAGGGGGATGACATAGCTGGCATGGGCGTCTTCGATAATGAACATGCCGTGCTCGACACGTGCCTCCCAGTTCGTGAAATTAAGTTCGGTATCGTCCCACAGCGTGATGACGTATCTAGCCATTTTGATTCCTCAACCACGCGTCCATCGTCGCTCTAATCTCGGTTGCGATCAGTTGCCGCTTCCTGCGCTTAGGCTTCTTCTCGACCGGTGGGTTTCTGGCCCACTCACTTGGCATGAAGTCTTTCGGCGATACTGGTTTCTTCGGGTGCCCCATCGAGAAGTTCACCACGCAGGCAGCGATCTGGGCGGGCATAATTTCCACGTCTCGCCGGGCCCGCTCCAGCCGCTTGAGCAGGGCATCCATCATTCGCGGCGTGAGAGCCCAAAACTCCCTTGAAGTAAGGCCTAGATCGTGGCATGCCACAGACCAAAGACTGAGCCAATTGTCCTCCCGGCTCAGGGTTGCGGGGGGTTTGGGTCTTTCGGCTCGCCCTCCGGCTTCTTAGGCATTGCTTCAACCCAGGCGTTCTTGATCGCGTTGCCTATCAAAATGACGTTGCCAAGGTTGATCATCGCCTGGGCCTCGTCCCATCCAATTTCAGGGTGAAATGGACGCAGGACGCATGGCAGCACCATGCTGACCCCGTTAAAGCTGAAATCACTGAAGGACAGGAGTAAGTTCGCAGTGTGGCCCTCTGCGTGATAGGCATTCTCTGCCGTGCGGATGGCTTCATAGTCGAAGCACAAGTTATAGACCTTGCCATTGATCTCCACCGGAGTCTTCGGCAGCATCGGGTCGGGCGCTGATTCGTGCGTCGGTTTGCGCGCCATCGCCTAGGTCCCGACCGTAAATGTCACTGCGCCTGAGATCTTCAGCGAGACGTTCCAAGAAATCTCCTTGGTCACGTCCACATCAAACGACCGCGATTCAACCAGCGCATTGAACGCATACTTATCGCCGTTCGTGGTCTGGGATGCCGCCTTGGGAAGCTGCAGGGTGAATGCTGTGATGGCGCCGGACTGGTAAGACGCCTCAACGATCACTTGGCCAGCATCTGCGCTTACACGGTTGCCGGCCAGCTTGAGTTGTCCGTTATCGCGTACCGTGACGATAAATTCGCGATCCGGGCCCGACTGGAAGTTCGTGACGTCGGCAGTCCCCCAACTATTGCCGCTGATACCGCTGGTTTTTACTTCGCCTACGACCGTGGGCGTTCCCCCGACCGAAAGCACACTTCCGCGCCCCGCAATTGCGAGTGAACCGGTGTAGGTCATGTCTTCTCCTGTGGATTAGTTCGTGAAGTTGTAGAGCAAATAGAATTCGTATGTCGCGCAGTAGATTCTCGGATCGTCACTGTAAGACGAACCCTTGTTGATCAACCACGCGTTCTGCAGGAAGGTGCCGTCACTCAACAACCCCTGGTAGCCGTTCAGTGTCTGCCTCAGAGCATCCCGCAATGCAGCCGCATCACTCTTCCGCTGGCCGAAGCAATCGAATTGGAATCGGTCTCGCTGCATGCCCGAAGTGTTGAATGTCGGCCGTGCGATGCCGCCGATTTCCTTGAATTCCATCAATGGGTAGACGGGACTGGTCGGGCGCACATCCGGGTATATTCGCGTGCTGCATATGGCGACGATTGGACTGGCCGTGCTCAGCAACGTGTAAAGGCCGGCTTCAATCATCGCTTCGGTTCGAACCTGGGATCGTTTTCATCGAACAGGTCATCGAAAATCAGTCGCGGAATGTTATTGGTCTCCGCTTTGCCGACACAATAATCGGTGCGCGCCGTGACAATCGCGGTCTTGGCAATTTGCCGCGCCTCTTCAGGGTGATGCTCAAAGACGCCCGCCATCTCGCGCAGAATCTCTTCGCTTACGAAAAACTCGCACTTTGCCCGGATCACGTCTTTCGCATCGATGATGAGTTCGAAGCGTGTGCAGTCCGGTGGAAGGATCCCGATTTCGATCAGCTTCTTTATTGCCTGCGAGTTTTGCGGCTTGATCGCGTTGCTTAGCGTTCCCCTGTAGGTTCCCTCTTTCGCATCCATGGCTACTCCTTCGCCCGGTTCAGGTCCTGGTCGACGCGGTCAAACTCTCCCGTGCATCCCTCGACCCTGTACAGGTGAAATTGCACGTAACAGCGCCTGGCCGCGCGATAATCCGAAAGTAGCTTCGGGCTCGGTCGCCAAATTTCCGCAACCTTGTTTTCGTCAGCCTGCATGCGGGTGAACAGCGCGAGTTCGATGGCGTCGTGCTTCTGTTGCTGTGTTTGCGTGAGTGCCGCCGCGAGAAGTATCGAAATGATCATGGTGTGCTTCCCCGTTTGCGGCGAAACTCCTCAAGCGTCAGGCCCTGCTTCGACAACGCGTGACGGAGCGCTAATTCGAACACGTTGCAGCCAACAGAGCCGCCGAACTCGTGCGCGTATGCATGAAAGTCGTCCATCAACTCATGCTCCTGTTCGAGCACCAGGGCTACGGTCCTCAGCGCCTTGACTGTATCCCTGGTGTTCATGGCTCAGGCTCCTAGGCGGCAGGCTTGGTTGACGGGATTGCCGAGGCTGTCGGTGAGGCTGCCGGAATCGCCGACTTCACGCTTGTATCGAGTGCCGTGATGCTGGCCGCGATGGCAGTCAGGCTGGCAATCGGTGCGCTGAGGTCGACGGTACCGCCGGCTGCGATGGTGGCTTCTGCGGCCACGAAATCGGCGAGCACGGTGGTCACATCGGTTGACAGTCCGCTGAGGTCGGTCGAGATGGCGGTAACTGCGGTGTTGAGGTCATCGAGCTGGGACATGATGAGTTTGTGGTCCTTTCGGTTAAGAAGCGTGGATATCAAGGTCGTGATGACGATTACGAACAGAAGGAAAGCGCTGTTCAGCATCTTGGCCACCAATGACTGGCTTAGTGTTCCATGTGGAACATCAGTTATGAACTTACCGTGGAGTTATCTATCTCTAGGCATGTCATGCGCACTACCCTGTTCCGTTGCTGAACATTTTCCACGGCTTGAATTAGATACATGCTCGATTGCCCACCTGGAACCGGATCCACGACCACACGCATGTTCGCGAGAATGGGAACGCTCGGACCGGGCCAACGGATCGTGATGCGATGAACGACCTGCGAAACGAAGCCGGACTCGAATTGCTCTCCTGTCCGCATCGTTTCAATCGCCGCGAACATGTTCCCGCCCGGTACTGTTGACCAGGTGGCTATCTGTTCGCCGAAAGTGTCCTGGGTCGCGCTCTGTGACTGAATCTGGACAGCATTGCGGAGCGCACCCGAGGGGATTACCAGTGGGTCTTTTACGCGCTGCCACGGGTATGTCCACGCCATCAGCTAACCAGATTCCGGTATGGCCAGATCGAGTCCGTGATGTAGCGAGGAATCTCCCCGCCCACGCTCGCCTGTTCGTAGTAAAACTGGGCCAGCAGCAGGATCGCTTTGATGATGTCCCCCGGTATCGGATTACCAATCCACGCCTGCACATTAGCCACCGCGGTGGTTGCAGCTACGGAAAGTGTCGCCTGTCCATTCACGTCCACCGATGCGACATTGGCCACCAGCGGCGGACTGTTCAACCCATCGGCCCCGGCGCCGGGAACACTTACCAGCGTGCCTGTGTCTCCAGTCATCAACGGCGCGTCATCCGGATTGAATACCGGGCCCACGAGGATGGCGGATGCGGCCGTCATCGTAACGAGCTGCGGGCCACCATAGCCGCACCGGAACTGGACCATGACGTTCGACGGCACCATGAGCGTGGGTGGCCATGGCTTGGCCCACGGCGGAAACAATCGCGCCGGTTGAGTGTCGCTCCCGCGTTCGAGCTGGTACCCATATTGAGCAGGAAAGTTCAGGCCATAGGTCGTATCCAGAAACAGTTGCTGGACGTTCGCGCCGGTGTCGATGTATTTGAAGAAGTCAACCGACTGAAATGGCGGTTTCGGCAAATCGATCATGCGATGCGTGAACCTATCCCGGCGCAATAACCAGTGCTGGGTGATGAGCACGCGCCGCAGAAAGCTTTCGACATTTGCCCGTGCCGCGACGAGTGACGTGTTCAGCTGTGCGTTCAATGTCGCCGAAAGCGTGGCATTCGCAACCGTACCGAAGCCCATTTGCTGCATGAGTTGGGCAACGGTGACGGGCTCGGCTACCGGCGGTGTGATGAGTGCGATGCTCATCTACCTGTTCTTCTTCTTTCCGTCGGCGTGCTGCCTTTCTTGATCTTGGCGGATCTGGCGTTCGACTTTCTCTAATCGCGCCTGCAAAACATCGGCAACTACGGCGGGAGCGACAGGCGTTTTGGCCACCTGGGCGCCGGAGTACCCGCCGGGCAAAGGAGGTGCAGCGGACGTGGGTTGAGCGAACTTTCGCGCCCGTCCGAGGTTTATCAGGTCTTGCGCGACGCCGGGTTCCATTTCGCGCATCTGGCCCGCGTATTGACCGTCAAGAATTTCTACATACATGGCTCAACCCTCTTGAGTCGCAATATAAAAGCCGCCTCTTTTTCGGTTTCGGAATGGACCTCGATCATCAGCTCCGTGTCCGTCCCGGAGCACAGTTCCTTGGCGAGAGCCTGCGCCACGGTTAAAGCCCTCTCGACATCGGCAGGCTCGAACATGCGAGACTCCAAAAAGAGAGGGAAGCGGGATGGCTCCGCCCCCCTCGTTATGGCCAGCAAGGCAAATTAAACCTGACCGGAAGCCGACAGATCGCCCGTGTATCGACCGCCTGACAGGATCCCAATCGCATCAAGAAGCTGTGGCGTAGTGCCCAGACTCCCGACTGCGACGTCAATCTCAACATAAGTCCCGTTTGCCGCAACCAGTAGGTCATCGGAATCGATCTCAATCCCGACAATTTCATCGGCTACCTCGACCGGCGTGTATCCCGCCGAGGTGGCTTGGACCCACTCGGTGAATACGTCAAACGGTGCCGATGCGGCGGACTGAAGGGCATATTTGAACGGAATAGCGACGCCGGACCCGCCAGATTCTGCCAGGAAGACGTTGAGCACGATGGCACCGGTGGGTCCGCCCGCCGCCCCGAAGCGCAGGAGAAGAGATGCGTGTGCCCAATTGGCCATGTTGAAGCGAACGCCCGTGAGTGCGGCGCCCGCGCTGACTGGAGGAATGAGATTGACGACATGACCATCCTGTGTCGCCCAAAAGCCTTTTGCGCTCATTGCGTAAATCCTTTCGTTGAGTAAAGGAAAAGGCGCTTTGCTTTACACAAGCGCCTTCGCGTTAAAGTTTTGTGCCCAATTACCGGGTTTGCAGGATGACCTGAGGAGACATGGTCGGTGGCGCAGTGCCCCCAGTCGGGTAATACGGCTGGAGCGGCGTCTTCCACCACGGCTGCCCGTCTGCCCTCATCATGAAGCGGAAGGCCATTTCGCCGGTCAGGAAGGCCACATGCATTGAGGAATCTGCACGCAGATCCTGCCGCATCGCCATCAGATAGCCGCTTGGCGACCAGAGAATGATGTCTCCCTGAACTCCGACAGCCGACGTTTGTTCAATCGGGATTACCGGTCGGCCGAACATCATGCCGCGGCCGCTTGTGTTTCCAGCCAAGCCGGGTGCCGTATAGATCAGCACTTGGGCCAGAGATGGGGCACCAATGGTCAGCGGAATCAAACCGGGTTCGATGGTTTGATTAATGAGCCAGACCGCATCACCGCGATAGCCCGCAGGCATACGCGACCACATGTTGAGAATGTCGGTCGAGGATGGCGGCGTCCCCGCCGTACCTTCACCCGAGGCATAGGTCTGGATGATGGTGCTCGGAGCATTCATGATGCCGAGCGGCTGTCCAGCACCGGTCCCGCTGATGATGGATAGGTCGAGCTTGAACGCCAATTCCTGAGGGACGACCTTGTTGACATAGCTTTCGACCAACGCCGTGTCCGCAAGAAGCTCCTCGGTCATATAACAGAGCGCGATCAGCTTGTGTGCGGTCAATTGCCGCTCATCAAACTTTGGCTTGGTAGCCGCATACTGCGCAGCTTCAGCCAGCCAGTAGCCCAGTATGCCGCCCCATCTTTTCCCGTCTTGGCGACTGGTTTCGTCAACGGCCGGAATCAGGAGCCGGTCAGAGTTCATCTTCATTTTATCGACGAGACTCGCGACCTGGCCGGTGTCCCAAACGCGCTGGAGCAGGGTCTTATCGTATTCCGGCTGAACAAGAAAGCCGCCATCATCGGGAACGCTCTCAGATGATCCCAGGGCTGCCTTGATGCGCGCGTCGGCCAAGTGCGCATAGCCGGTGCTCACGGCCTTCATTGATTTCGCCAGGGTGCACAATTGGTCGCCGAGCCCGCGCCAAGGCTTCTTCTCTGCGCGGTCGTCGCCGACTTCGATGAGGCTTGAGGCGGGAGTGTTGCGCTCCTCTTCCTGCATCAGTTCGAGGCGTTTAATGTCGCCGTTCATGGCTGCGACGGTACCTTTTTCGCCCATAATGGCGTCGTATTCGGTCCGTTCGGCTTCGGTTAAATCGCGGCCCGCGGTCGAGGCTGCCTTGAAAATGGCATTAGCCTTGGCCAGCGCGTCCGCCTTCTTTTGGCGAAGTGCTTTCAACATGGGATTCGTCTCCGTTTTATGTTTTGGTGCAGGCGAAAGCTCCCGTGCATCGGCATTGGCCGGACCCGGTTGCAGGTTGCGAAGGCATTGGCCTTCGAAGATTTTGCGATTTGCCCGGCAATTTTATTAGCGGCCGGAGGTAATAAAATTACGGATCTTTTGACTTAACCGCCCTTGCGAACCTCACCTCGCCGCATCTCTGCGTTGCGGGCGGAGGCGGCGGAGGCGTTCTAGGCTGAGTAAAGATTTCCGCAGACGCCAATTCTTCCGGTGCCGATCCCACCACCTCAATGCCAGTCGGAAGGATCAGGAATTTGCACTCCGGGCAGCGGTCGTTCAGGTGAGCCAGGAATGCATTTTCATCTTCGGCCGTCCTGAATCTGCCTCGCAACGCATAGATCTTTCCCGGTTCAAGACTTGCAATGGGCTTCGGCTGGATCACGACGCATACTCCGCCGAACGCAATTCGTGACGCATCCGCTCAAATCCCCGGGCACGCGTCTTGTCAAGTTCCTCGGCGCTCATCTTGGCATTGCGCTTGCCCGTGGCCGTCTCGCACATGCAGCCTTCACATGCGCAATCGTCGTGGTCGCAGTCATCGCAATCGCCGCCGTCGCAGGGGACGCAATCGCAACTGCAACCGTCATCGGCTCGGACTGTTTTTGCTGCGGGGACGCCTGACTGAAGTGTTTCAACAGCGGCACCGATGCGAGCAATTTCCTTCACGAATAGCTCCCCGACGCCAATCGCGGGTGCGCTCCCATCCGCCTGGACAACTTCTGGCTCAACCTCTTCCATCTGTGCCACTGCCCGCGAATTTCCCGCACTTTTCCCAGTCCCGGACTGGCCTAAAACGTCCGCCAATGTCCCAACCCTGTCCGCCATGCCAATTCGGACTGCAGTCTTTGCGTCGAATACCCGACCCTGGCCGAATTTGCTGTGTACCTCGTCCTGTTTGATCCCACGACCGCGCGCGACAGCTTTCTCGAATGCGATTCCGTAGGTGTCAACGATCAGCTGGAGGTGTTCCCGGGCGGAATCTGTCAGTGGGCCCAGACTGTTTCCCTCTGCCTTGTTTTCGCCGAACTTGATCAGTTCCAGCTTGATGCCCGCAGCCTCGAGCATCGCCGAATCGTCCTCGTGCATGGTGTAGACGCCGATCGAACCGGTGAGCGAAGACGGACTGACGACGATTTCGGAGGCCTGCGCCGCCAGGTAGTAGGCCGCCGACGCGCACAGGCAATTCGACACGGCCGTGATCTTCTTTTGCTTTCGCGCCTGGTAGATTTCGGTGGCTAACTCGTCGACCCCATCAACGTCACCGCCCGGGGAATCGATGTCGAGCACGATCGAACTCACGCCGGGATCCTCGACCGCCTGGCGAATGGCTGCGGAAAGGACGGCTGTCGATGTCCCTGACGAGCCGCCCGATATGTCCGCCATTTGCCGATGCATGATCATCCCATAGATGGGAATGACCGCGATTGCACCGGGCTTCGCAGCAGTTTGCTGCGATCTTGCTGCAGCCGCCTGGTTGACGGCGCGAATTGATTCGATTACCTCGGGCACGCTCGATCCACCCGCAAGCTTAATCTCCAGGAACGCGAGCATCTCCTGCATTTTCTGCTCGTGGACGTACCAGAGTTTTCCGGCCAGTGCGCGCCGGATGTGCGGATAAGCTTTCATGCTTTTCTCCTGCTGTGGCCTATACTGCTGACATGCGCGTGGGCGACGTCGAATACGAGATGGTTCAGTTTGAAGTGATACCGAACGAGCAACCGCTCGGTGACCCATACGTCATCGTGATCCCAAGCAGTGGGGATGAGGACGGCAACCCCCTACCGAGTACGAAGATGATTCGCGCATTGACAATTCCTGTGCGCACCCACGACCCTCGCATCACGCAGCCCCCACGGCAAGACTCCCGTCGCATATACTTTGTGAATGCCGGACCAGTTTGAAATCCTTGAAGCCTATATCGATCGATACATCGAAGATCAGCGAGTTTGCGGGAACCCTGCGCGCCGTCAGGACATAGCCGAGTTTTGCACCTGGAAGAATATGCCGCTCGGGCACGAACTCGACCGCATCGGCCACTTGTTAGAGGACTATCCGAGCGGAGGGACGCCGAGAGATATCGCCTTATGGCGCAATACCCGCGATCCCGGTTGCCGCGCTCCGTCGCTAGCTTAGCCGCTTACGCTTCCCCCACTGCTAACGCCGCGAGACGCATGGATTCGGAAAGTTCGATCTTGTCGATGAAGCCAAGCGCACCCGGCGTACCGTTTTCGGCCAGTTCGGCCATGATGGCGGACGACCGCTCATAGTACTCCTGGCTCACCGACACCGCGCCAGTCATGTCTAGGTGCATGACCGCTGCCACGAATTTCGCATGCTCGTCGTAGAACTCTGTCAACTCGTATTCGTTCGCGGTCCCACGCTCGACCATCTTCCGCAACCCGGCCACTTCTTTACGCACGCATCGGTCCGCGGCCGAGTTCGCCATCAGCTTCAGTTGTTCAAGGCGGGTGCTCGCGATCAGTCTCTGTTCCTCAAGTGCGCCGGCATCAGGATCGTCCCCATCTTGGCCGCCGCCATCCGGTCCGTCATTCGGGTCGTCTCCGGGCACCGCATTGGGCGGTGGTGCCGTGCTGACCGGTGCCGCGACTTGGTCGAGCGGTGCCCAGTTCAGCGGCCGCCAGAATTTCTTGCCGGCGCCCGCAGGAATCGGGTTCAGGCCTTCGAATGCCCTCACCTCGTCCTGGCACATGAATCCGAGACCAAGCGCCTGGGCATATGCCGCATACCGGCTAGCGGTGTCGCCGCGTAACAGTGCGGCCATGTCGAACTTGGCAAAGAATTTCGGCGACGTGATCAGGTCCCGCTGAATCGCCTGTTCCCAAAGTGTCAACCTGGGCGAGATGCAGTGGACCGCATACATGATGTTGAATTGCTCGACGCTGGCATAAGAAGCCGTCTTCTCTGTTTCGCCGATCAGATGTGGCGGCACTCCAAAAACGGAGCAAATCTCGATCCGGCTGAATTTCCGCGCATCAAGCAGTTGTTGATCGTTCGGGTTGACGCCGATCATCTTCGCCGTCATCCCTGATGGCAAAAGCGCCATCTTGCCCCGATTCGCGCCCGTCTGGCCACGTTGCCAGCTCTCACGAAAAGCCTTCTCGTCTTCCTTGGTCTTCCAGATACCGCCCTCGAGCGCAATCGCCGGCCTGGCGTCATTCCGCAGAAAACGCGCCATGTAATCCTGCTGCGCGAGTGCGACGCCGAAAGTATCGACCCCCATGGCTACGGTTGACTGCCCAACGATCCCGTCATCCGAATAGTTGCGGAGGTGGAACACTTCCTCTTGCATCAACCTGCGCGTGTTGTTCGTCAGAGGGTCGTTGTAGTCGTAAACGATGTTCCCGGACGGCTTCAGTTGCTTTACCGTCACGCGATCCGGATGCAGCGGCTTCAACTGATCGACGGGCCCGCGCTTCCCGGGAACGATCTCAGCATATGCATTGCCCCTCAGCTCGAGGTGGCCCTCCATCATCTGCTTGAACTCAAAGGCCGTCTGCTGGCTATTCGGCCGGCTGTACAACACATCGTAAAGTGGATGTTGCGTGACCAGCTTCTTTGACCCGTCCGGCGCCTCAGTGTAGATCTTGCACGGCATCATGCCGATGTTGCGGCCGATGACGCCAACGCAGGCTAAGACAGTGGCCAGACGCTTGGCAGTGTCCTCCGTGACCACCATGCCGCTCGATGAACCGATGCCGAGCTTTTCGTACCAGAAATCGGACCATGGTGCAGGAGCTCCGCCGCCAGATTCCTCGTCTGCGCGGAAGCCAAGAAGCCCCTTTATGCTCTGGATCAGACCCATCGGCCACCTGTTCTCATATCCACCCGACCGTCGTGCTGGTGTATTGCCGCACCGGCGCGAGCATCCCGCGATTGAGCATTGTCACCGTGGCCTGGATTCCGTCGATGCGCTTCGAGGACTTGAGCCGTTCCGGTTTCGATGGCTGCACCCCGTCCTTGCGGTCATATTGAACTTGCAAACAGGCGGCGTGCCAGTTATAGACAGGGTGATTGGCGTGCGCGATCTTCTTATCTAGATACGCGGCCAGAAGAAACTTGGTCGGCGCGCTCAACTGCATGAAATTCTGCGGAACCTCAATCGCCGTTATGCCGTCCTCATCGTTGATTTCCATCGCAGTGCTGCGAAAATTCGCGCGGTCATAGGCCAACTCCTGGATGTCGAACATTTGCCGACCCCACTGGATCCGCTCCCTCACCACGCGAAGGTCGTAAGCGTTGCCTGGCGTCTGTTCGACGAATCCGCGCTCAACCCAACTTTGAATCGGAACCCGGCAAATACGTGCGAAGTCCGATACCTTCTCCTGGGGGATCCAGAAGAACGGCAGCAACTTCCACGGTTCGTCATCCTTCTCGGGCGGAAACCCGAAGACCACCGCCGTCATGTCCGTTGTCCAGGATGCGTCCACGCCCACATAACAGCGTCGCTCCAGCAGGCCCCACTTTCGGATTAACAACTCGACGTCGAATACTGGCCATGTCCGGAGATCGACCCCGCCATCACATGCCAGCCACTTCGCCGTTTCGATGATTGGGTCGGTCTGCGAAGTCATTGGGACATTCAGGTGATAGCGCAGATATGACGATTTATTCGCTGGCTGAACAAGTGCCTTCTCAAGTTCGACAACGATCGCCGCATCTTCTAGAAATCCGCCCCGATCCTCATGACTGGGGTTCGCTTCGACACGCGCCTCGCGCGATTTCCAGTATTCCGGGTCCGCCTTAATCTTGGCATTGTTCGCTTCCCAGATTGCCGCGTAAAAGTTATCCGACGCGGTCGGGTCCGACAACACCCGCTTTGCGAATTCGTACTCGGCGAACCAAAGCGGTGACTCGTACTCCGCGCCGGCAGTCGTGATCGCAATATCCAGCGGCTCGCTTCTACTGATCTGGCCCTTGGTTGTTACCTCGTAAAGCGTCTGGGCCGCCGCGGTCTTCCAGCGGTGCATTTCATCCCGGATGTTTAGACTCGGACGAATGCCGTCCTGAACATTGCCGTCTGCCGAAAGCACTTGATAGGTTCCCCCGCCGTCGCGCCGGATGATTCGTTTTGTGCTCGGCAAAACTTTCAGTCTGGCGCGCAACTCCGGGTTCGCATTCACCAACATCGCGGATGCCTTGAACACGATGCCGGCCTGCTCCTTCGCGGCCGCCGATCCGTATGCTTCCGGGTTTAGTTCATCCTCCATGAGGATGTGATATAGCGGCATGCCGCCGACAATAAAGGACTTGCCGTTTTGTTTTGGAGTAGAAACATACGCGCGACGGAAACGTCTTTTCCCATCATCCAGCTTTACCGTTCCAAACAAGCTCCTGATGACCGTCCTGCCCCAACCCAATAGCTGGAGATTCAGCGGCGGATACAACACCCGCTCGTAGAACGCCTCGACTTTGCACCCGCGGCATTGAGGCTTACCGTTCGATCTGGTCTCGCACCATGTGTCGGTCTGACAATAGGCGCACGTGTCCGGTCGGTAGTTGCTACCCACACAGTTTCATCTCCAGCGGATCCACGGGCCCGCCAGTGGTCCCGCCGCTGAATTGCGCGTCGAGGGTCTCAACCCTGGATCGCGATGAAGGAGTTAACCCGAACTCGCGCCGCTGAATGACTGCCCGCACGCTCAGATCCCGAACCGAGGACATGGCCATGCGCCCGCTCGTCATGCTTAGCAACGCCATCACCGCACCGCCCGGGAGCACTTTGTTTTCCGCCTTCGCTTTTTTCTTCAGCGTGCGAATCATTTTCCAGATGCCCGCGTAAGCCTCTTCAATGAGCGCCTCGTCCTCGCAGAGATGCCATAACGCCCGCTGGTCGACGCTGCGCAGGATGTATGCGCCGGCCATTTCGTCGATCAGCTTTTCCCAGATCCGCGCGGCGCCAGGACTCATCCGTTTCGGCTTTACTGGCAGCCCGGCTGGATATTGCGGCTCGTTCTTCGGCATCGGACGGCGCGAGGGATTGCCTTCGAGCTTTCTTAATTCTGTTGGTTTCGGTGCTGGCCCGCGCTTGCCCATTTTTCCTCGGCTGTGACTGCTACACTGATGTCCTTCGCCGTGCGTTCTTCTGATACGTAAGCGGGGCGTGGGGACTGGTAATCTCCCAATCGGGGTACGTAAGCCCCGGCCCTTCGCTTTCCCTTCTCTTCCCTGGAGATTTTCCCTATGTACTTGATTTAACTAAGGATAGGCACCGGCTTTTTCCTTGACACCTAGCGGTGGTCCGATAGAGTTGACCTTGTTAGACAGAAACGAACGCGACCTACCAAGTCGCAATCAGGAGACGAAAATGAACACTTTCACCGCACCCCGCCCGACGTCCATCAACCGAGTCCAACAGCCCATCACCCTCGAAGCAGTCCGCAAGTTCGCGCCCTCTGCTTTCGCTCCTGCCCCTCACGAATCCCGCTCCAGCCGTTACGCTTACGTCCCGACCGGCGACGTCATCAATGCCCTGATGCGCGAAGGATTCCAGCCCTTCTCCGCAGTGCAGAGCCGCACCCGCGTCGAGGGGAAGCAGGATTTCACAAAACACATGATCCGTTTCCGTCATGTCTCGACCGATATCGCCCGCCAAGTTGGCGACGTTGTTCCCGAAGTTGCCCTCATGAACTCCCACGACGGCTCATCTTCCTATTGGCTGATGGAAGCCATGTATCGTCTTACGTGCCTAAACGGGATGTTCGTCAGCCAGCCCGGCGGCCAGACCCTCAAAGTCAACCACACCGGCAACATCGTCCATCAGGTGATCGAAGGATCTTTCGCCGTCATCGATCGCAGCGTGAAGGCCCTCGACGTCGTGAGCGATTGGTCGCGCCTTCAGTTGACCAATGGCGAACAACAGATTTTCGCTGCTGCTGCCCACGAACTCCGTTTCGCCAACTCTGAAGGCGAAGTCACGACCCCGATTACTCCCGCCCAGCTACTCTCCCCGCGCCGCGCCGAAGATGCCCAGGACCGCGGCTACGGCCATAACACCGCCGCATCCGATCTGTGGCGTACCCTTGAACGTCGTCCAGGAGAACGTCATCAAGGGCGGACTTCACGGCATCGCGATCACGACCGATGAGCGCGGCCGGCGTCAACGTCGCAACGTCACCACGCGGACCGTCAACGGCATCGATCAGGACGTCAAACTGAATCGCGCCCTGTGGACGCTCGCCGAGAAAATGGCGGAACTCAAGACCGCCGCCGCCGCCGCCTAAAATTCCTTGATCCACTTGAACACGGGCGAGCTCACCCCTCGCCCACAACCCAACGCCCGAGGTGCGCCCGTGAACGTCTTTCTTGCCATCTGTTTCAGCCCGGCGATTTCCGCCGCGCTCATAATTTTATCGACATATCTAGCCGACAGCGTCACCGGGGAGTGAGTGATGACGTATACTCGCCCTCAATTCGAAAACGTCCGGGAGGACATCATGACAAGCCAAACAATGTATCAGCCCACCATCGTAGCCCGCATACCCTCTGACATCCCCACCGATCAACATGCCTATATCCATGCCAAGATTGCTCAGCTCAATGCGAGTCTCAAGCCGTCTTACTTTACACACTCTTCGGCGGCGTGGGCGGCGGAAAACGCTTTGCATGGCTCCGGCATTACCGCTTGCGCCTGGCCAGATGCAGTCGCAGTAAAGACTCCCCGCCCGGTGTGGGATGGGCGCACCTTTTCTGTCGTGGTTCGAGACCCCAACTCGTGGACCCAAGATCGCGATGGCGGAAACTGCGAGTACGAGATAAGCGCGCACTGCGGCCACAAACATCATACCGAGGCTGCCGCAGAACGATGCCTCCAGAAACTAACCGCATGGTATTGCAACTGCGGCGAACGCAGCGATGCGCATCACCGCCGGTGTTCCTCCTCGACTGGACACACGCAAGACTCAACCTCGGCCCGCTGGTATCACGCCAGCGTCGAGTGTTTCCCGAAAGCGGAGATCAAATGAACACGCAAACAATCTTCGCCCAAGACCCGCAGTCACCCTTTGGCTTCGCGGAAGACGACCAGCCCGTGATCGCCTTTCCGCTCACCCTCGCGGAGAAATATCAGCCCCGCAAGCTCGACGACATGGTCGGGCTCACTGCGCCGCGCCGAATCCTCAACGCACTCGTAAAGGCACCGCGAGCCTGCGCCATGCTCTTTGTCGGCAATCCAGGAATCGGAAAGACGATTGCCGGTCTCTGTTTCGCCGATGATCTAGAAGCCAGCCTGGTCCACATCCAGTCGCAGAAGTGCGACGTCGCTACCCTCGACAGCCTGCGCGATCGATTCGCCTATCACCCGCCCAAAGGTAAGTTCTGGGTCTGTCTGGTCGACGAAGCGGATCAGATGAGCGAAAAGGCCCAGATTCAGTTTTTGTCCCGACTCGACGCAACCGCCTCACTCGTTACCGGATTCGGAGGCGCGTCCATGCGACAGTCGCCGCCCCCGATCATCTGGATTTTCACCGCCAACGGAACCGGCGATCAGGGAATCGTCCCGCCCAAAACGCTTGAGAAACGCTTTCTAAGCCGCTGCATGGTGATCCCCTTCGAGCCACTCACGGAGGATGCACTGAGCGAATACCTGATGCGCGTCTGGACCAAAGAGGCTCCCGACTTCGACGTTGACAGCACATACTTCCATCAGCTCGCTCGCGGTGGAGGAATCCGCGAATCGCTGATGAGAATGCAAGTAGACATTCTCACCGGCGCCCCGCGTCCCGTTCCGGTTATCGAGCCAGAGCCAAAATCTGAGCCGCCGAAACACTGCAGACCAGCTCCTGAACCGAACCCAGCCGGCCGTTACGTGCCCCAGTGGAAGCGAGTCTATGCCGGCCAGGCCGTCGACCGCCTGAAACGCATCGACCGCTTGCTAATCTCGCACTCGGTCGAGACTCTCATCCGAGACGTTAGAACCAGCAACCTGCCACGCGCGCCAAAACAGCCCTGTCTCCTGGTCAAACGGGAGAGTTTTGAACAGGCGATGTCGCTTGTCGCCGGGATGAAGGCGTGATGTTATTCACCTACGGAGAACTTTCCGACTGCCTCATCCCGGAGTCTGGTTCAATGACATTGCCCTGTTTGACTCTTCACGCGCATTGGGCGGCCGCAATCTTTCAACTCGGCAAAGACGTCGAGAACCGGACCTGGTCGACTGAACACCGCGGCCGGCTCGCAATCCATGCTGGCAGACGTCTCGACCCAGCCATCTGCGCCACGCTTGGACTCGACCCCGACAAGCTCGTCATCGGCGCCATCCTCGGCACCGTCGAGTTGATCGAGATCGTCACGAACTCGCGATCGCGTTGGGCAATGCCCGGACACTATCACTGGGTGCTGGCCAACCCCCGCCCGCTCGATCAGCCGAAACCACACATGGGAAAGCAAACTCTGCACACCGTCACACTCTAGCGTTTTCCCGCTCCAGACGTCCGCAGTGCGTCGGGTTCGTCCCGATGGCCCTAGCGAAGGCCTGGCTTCGGGGCGCCTATGCCTAAGCCACCTTCAAAAACTCTTTGGCTGGCAGCAATTCCATCGGCGCACCGATATACTCAAACACTGCGCAGGGTCGACCGCCGAACGCGCCCACCGCGGAAGACGTCAGACCCTCCCGAGGGCTGAACGTTCCGCCCTTCTTGACCAAACCCCAGAGGTCGCCGCGCCGTGCATATGAGCGAATGAGCGACGGATGCGCCGGGTACATCCGGAAGCGAAAACCCAGAGCACGATAAGCCTCCGCCAGTCTCGTCGATAGGATGAGTGCCAGCCCGAGTCCCTGCCAGTCCGGCAACGTGACCAGACGGGAGATCGCCTTCAGGTTTTTTACCTTCGCATGCGGACGGTGCAACACGCCGCAGAAACTCGCCGGCCGCCCATTCACAAAGAGACAGAAACATGCCGCCGCGTGGTTGAGTTCAGCCGTCAAATAGTGAAATGGAGAGAACATTTTCCAGTAGTCATACGAGACGCGCCGTATTTCGACGTCAATGGGCGGGCGTCCTTGAAGTGACCTCCGTGCAAAGTTCATGGTCGCCGGCTCGAGAACCCAGTCGGGTTGCAGCCAGTCGAGGATGTCATAGTGGCACGACGCCGCAACGAACCGTTTGCCGGTCTTGCGGATGTACTTCTGGACCGCGTGGGCCCCGATCTGTGCCACCTGGCGATCGACGACGGACGTAAACTCGTCCATGACGATGATCGGCTCCGACGTCATCAGCCGGCGCGCGAGCTCGACCCGGAACCGTTCCCCATTGGACAAAACCGCGAAGGGACGCATCCAGGCCGGTATCGTATTGAATCCAACCGACTGGCAGATCTCCGAAATGTCCTGCATCGAATAAGCCTTGTCGAAGTCATCGATCACGCTCCGGGATCCCCAGTCCAGCACAGGCGGAGCCGCGAACATCCTCGATAGAATGGAGGACTTGCCGCACCCGGACGGGCCCACGATCAGCCCCACATTCCAATCGAAAGTCTCGATAGGCAAATCGCCCTTGAACTCGATTCGCGCGCGTTCGGCCGCCGGCACATCGAACATCGCCGAGAGTTGACGGACGCGAATCGTCTGTTCAATCTCCGACTCGACTATGAAATTAAAAGCAGGCACTTTAGACCCTCCGCTTCGAGTTTCTGCATGAGTTGGCCCTGATGCGCTTCGCTGTCACACTGCACAATCACCTTGTAGGACAGGTTCATCTCCTGCTGCAAGGTCTTGAGTGGCTTATCCTCGAGCAGCCCGGCCAATTCCTTCTCGTCCCAGAACGGCGAAAGGTCAATCTCCAGGGACTTCAGCACGCCCCGGTCCCATTCGAGCGACAATTCACTGGCCCGATTGTCGGCGACCGCCAGACCCTTCGCTTTCGAGTCCGTCGACAAGTCCAAATCCATCCGTTTTACGGCGATCAGTTCCGTGCCATCGGTCTCGATGATGCGCACGCCCTTGATTCCGCCACCCGCCGCCTGGCCAAGCGTCTTGTTGCCGGCAATCAGCCGGTTATTCTTGTCCAGCAACACGGACCGGCCGGCGCCATAGTCCTGGAGCGACTTTCTGATCACTTCGCCGCCGCGTTTCGTTCCCCGGTTCGCATTGTGATCGTCCTGGATGATGTCCGAAAACGGGACCAGATCCACCGGCTCAACTGTCGAAATTTTCCGTCTCGCCATAAAACCTCAAAAAATCTCAGAAACCTGCGAAATCCAGCGCTGACTCTGACGCTGTGTCTACGGGGCAATCCCCGTAAGAAAAACACCCCCCCCTACCCCCGGGAAGTGTCGGGGAAGTGTTTGCTGGCTTGACTCGCGTGGGTCTGTCTGGCGTTCGTTCTGCTGCGTCTCGATGGCTGAGCCTGTTAGCACTGCGTCGGTGTTGCCCCGAAGGCCCAGGCGTCAACCTCGGTGCGGGAAGCTTGAAGGTGTATCCGTACCGGTAGGCTTGCGGTCGTTACCGAATGCACCATCCTCGAGGGCAGACTTGCGACCGTGATCTTCTCTGGTCAACCCCTGCCAGTTGTTCACGTCCCAGAACAGCGTCATATCGCCATGGTGCGGGACAATGTGGTCAACCAGCTCTGCAGGGTAGATTCGACCGTCATGTCGGTTGAAGATATCGACCGCGAAAGGATGAGCTCGGAGAAAAGCTTTCGATGCCTTCTGCCACCGCCTGCCATAGCCGCGTTCGTTAGCGGATGCGGTCTCCCGCGTTGGTGCTCGCTTGGTGATGCAAGCCGAACAGAATCCAGCGTCGACCAGGCTCGCACATCCTTGGGCGCACGGTCTCTTGGGCGCTGTCGGCATTAGGTGTTGATGTGCAGAACGACTGGGCCTAAAGCGAACCAGCCACACCGGAATGAACGGTCCTCGTTGCGAAAGATGTGTTTGCCAAAGAACCACTCGCTTGATCTGCGAAGATGCAGTTTCATTTTCTCCTCCACGGCATGGCACCTTGGTTGGATTGCTTGGTTACGGTTACAGGTCGAACCTTGGTTCACGAGACAACGCAGCATTGGGGACGGGCTGCTGATGGGCGAACCTGCTTATCGGCGGCCCATTTTTTCGTTTAGGCTGTTCGCCGACCGTCCAGCTCTTCGCGGCTGATGCAAATAGGTGCCACCGGTGTCCAGCACTCTCGCGCCTCAATACGGTACTTATCCGCAGCAGTTCGCAAGTTCAGCACGCATGCACCGCTATTCCCGTATAGCTGCGCGGCGATGGCAATGCGCAATTGTTCATTCTCCTGCTCAAGCTTGGCGATTTTGAGCGCCTGGTATTCGATCAGCGATCCCTTTGTCATGGCTCGTCCCCATAAAAATCGGCCGCCCGAGTGAGCGGCCAGTCTGCCTTGGTTCTCTCGTAGTGAGAGTTGAATTAGCTTCAATCCGCGGTTGCCGGCGCGCCATGCCACTTTTAGTGAAGCGATTCCATGGGCATGGAAAATATGGAGCCGGACGCTGTATTGATATCAGCGCTGATTATCTCGTCGGCGATCCACGCTTCGACCAAGTTGCAGAGCTCTAAGAACCGTGGATCTGATGACTTGTGCGCATTATGAGACAGCAAGGCAAATCGCTTCCTGAATTCTTCACTCATTTTGCCCTCCTAGTGGAGCGGATGGTCGACAGGTGCATTGAATCCCTGCAGTGCGTCCACCTGAATCAGCAACTCCTTGATTCGCTGAATCTGTACCGTATTCATTTCTGCGAGCGGCAGCGTCCTGAGTATGGCCAGCGCAAGCTCACCTTGAAGTCCTGGCCAATCGTAAGGACCGCTCTTCACGCCGGTTTGTTTCCACCCTGGTCAGACGGCTTATCGAATCCCAGCCCGGGCAAATGGATGTTCAGGCTCGGCATGCAGGATCTGACGTTTAAGGCGAGTGCAATGATGAAGTTGATTCCGGTTTCGTAAGCCTTCTTGACTCGCGGATAGCCTGCGAACACGGTCGATTTTGGCAGAATATTGCACACGAATGACGCGATGGTTACGGTTGTCGTGGCCGTTGCCCAGATTTGACCAAGTGGCGGAATGTGCATTTCGGTAACCTGCCTTGACGGTTCGGACTCGTGATAGGCTGAGCGAGTTGCGAAGCGGAGACCTAGCAACGAGCGAACAGTAACGCGCCCCGCATTTTGCTGAGGTTTAAATAGTTCTCGCTTTACGCCTGCGAATTCAAAATGGCGGCAATGAGCTTTTTATCGAGCGTGGCGAAAACTGCTTCATTACCGGCCAACTCAGCTTTCCAGTTATGGTCCGCGACAATGATGACCTGGAGTAGTTCAGCCGCGTAAGTCCACTTGAAATCTATCTTCTGGAACGTGACCGAGCCCGAGCTTGCATCGTCAATCTTCAGGTTCGATGCATCCGGATTCGCGCCCATGGCTTCGACGAGCGCGGCATATTGTTCCGTGCTCACCGGTGTCCAGTGGGCGGTTTCTGGTGCGACGTAAATCAGTGACGGCATTATCGGATCGCACCCAACAGCAACAGCACGATGACGATCAGGATAATCAGCGAGATTCCGCCCCCGCCGTAATAGCCGATTCCGGGGCCCATGTGATAGCCGCCGAGGCCGAAAACGAGCAGGAGCACGATCAGCAAAATAATCATCGGTTCTCCCTTCAATTTGATCGCAAAACAGGAAGTGGGCTTAGCCAGCGACTGCCGGCTGCGTGTTCAGGATCGCGACCACAGCCTGGATGATGTTTGGCACGCTGACGGGAACAGTGATTTTCTCGGATGCCAGCAACTGCAGGACAGCGGGCTCGACAAGTTGAACCTCGTCGGCAAGCATTTGCTCCGGCGTCAATCCAGTCGGGAGCGCGGCTGATTTCGCCTTCACCTCAAGAACAGCGCTCTGAATCAGGTTCAGCGCAGTCACGGCGCCGGCTGCTTCAGGTGCGACTGTCGGGAGAATGAGCGACACGAGCGACGCGGCAGGAACGGCATATTTCTGCGCGTACACGAGGCCTTTCTCGGCATCTCGACCGACCAGTTCCAGAATTGAGACGAATTTCTTCAAGTCGGCTTCGATCTTCTGGCCAACGGTTTCGGATGCGGCAACGGGAGCGGTGGTGCTCATAGGTTTGACCTCGAGTGGTGCTGATGTCGACGCGGGTGAAAGCGGCGCCTGGTGATGATGTAAAAAGGGAATTTCCATTAGCTGTATTTCTCCATGCGGGCCAAAACCTGCGTGCCATAAAGCGGGTTCGAGCCGCCATTCCAAAACTGCAAGGCCAAGTGAATATCGCCGTTCGCCCTAGCTAGCTGCCTCTTCAGGTGGACGGTTCCCCAGTCTAATCCGGTTTGCGGATCGCACAATTTAGGAAGGTCCCCGGTGTAGCCTTCTTCTCGGGCAGTCTCGCCGATCAGCTGCATCAGGCCCCAGGAAAACGCTCGCGCTGCAGCTTCAGTTGTGCCCAAATGCAGCTTGGCGACATAGCGCGCATAAAAAGCCGGCTCGTCTCTGATTGCCCAGGGATTCCACGCGGATTCCTGTTCGCAGATCGCGCAACAGAGCGTTGGGTCAATCCCGGCATTGGCCGCGCGCGCTTTTGCCAATGCGATCAGGGCTGGGTCAAACGTCACGATTGGGAATCTTTCCTGAGTTTCATCATGTTCGAAATGGCCATGGTGCCGACTCCGACCACGGCGGCGCTGATAATCGAGAACCAGACCGTCTGCTCGCCGTGACTTTCGGACACTTCCCGGGCCAGGGCTTCATGCTTGTCGCGTAAACTTTCGGCTCGCTGATCAGTGGCGTTCAGGTGAGTATCGATCGCATCCAGGCGAATGTTCTGGCCCAGATCCCAGTGGCTGGTTGTCCACTCGTTCTGAATCGCCTGGGTCTGTTGGCGCTGAATCTCCTGGAACTGTGCCGAGGTCATTTGCGGGCGAATGTGCGGCACGCTGATCAGCCACATGGCCCCGATTCCGACCAGCACGCGTTTACATGCCAGCAGCATGAATCGGCCCATAAGATTCACCCGTTAGTTCACCGCAAAAGAAGCGGGCAATAGGAAGCGAGCTGATTATCCCGCGCCGCCATGCCGAGCAGGTAGGAGAGCGCGGCCAGCTTAGCCAGCTCCGATAGATGCTCCTCGCCAAACGCGGCATTCTCGGTGACCCGAGGCCCCATTTGGCAGCTAACCCCGCGAAACTGATCCAGGTTAAGCAGGAGCCGGATAGCCGCGCCATCGCTAACGACTTCGGCACTCCCATTCTGGAGCATTTGCCGCCTCTCGTCTTCCGTGACGACGAAGATCGGGCTTTTGCCGTAGATGGGTCCCCTTGCATAGACGGGAGACATGCGAATTACGCCCTTTTCGCGGTAATCATGCGCGGCTCTGCACACAGCACGATGACGGCTGCTTCGTTTCCGTTTTTTGGGAATGGGATTCCTCGCAGGTTAAAACTGCGCTCACCGGGAGGGAACGCGGACTCTCAAAGGGGGTGTTTCAGGTGGAAATATACAGGAATTTGTACAAGGTTGCACAGCAGAGGTCGCTTGTTGAGGCGGATAATGCAACTTATACACGTTACCGACGTCACCAAATCCAAAAATTTCACTCCCGCGCGAGTGCACAGGGGACATTCCCATGAACGTGCATACGGGAACCACCAACTCAATTCTCCTTCAACTGGCCTTGACCGAGAAGGTCATGCTCCGTCACATGCTGCACCACAATTGGTCAGGCGTTACGGTGGCCTCACAATACTGCGGCCGCCTGGATGAGGAATTGCGCCGACGCCACGCCGCAGCCAAGAAAGCCCAGCACCGGATGTGTGGTATTTGCCTGCATGACCGCGTCTTGCGGATGCTCCACGACCTGGACAAGGAAGTGCTGCGAGAGGTCCCCGATAAGCCTGCGAAGAAGAAGGCGGCGAGGCAGAGGAAGGCAGCCAGCCAGGTGACAGCTTAGTTCCGGAGGTTGAGCCTAACCCCTCCCCCTCTAGAGTGGCTAGGCTCGGTCTCCGTCATCGCGTGAGATCCCGCAGAGTGACTGCACTATAACGGCAAGTTTTCCCTGAATTCAAGCCTGTTGCCGATTTGGCAGGGTAACCACCTTGATTACCATTAAGTAGCCAACGGGACAATTTCCTGTATTGGCATGCGTGTGTTTCACTTTGATCCAATTCTAAATTTTGCTTTAGAAACTGGCGAGAAATGGCGTCCGGTCTCTGATTCGCGGGGGAATACTGTGGGCCGACCTGAAAACACGGGAATCCAGACCGGGCTTGATCCGGCGCAAGTGGAGCGGGAGCGGGTCGCCGCGATGGATGAAGTTGTGCTGTTTGCGCTGCCTTTTCCCCGTGCTGCAGAATTGTGGCTGGAGCAGCATAAGCGTTACATCAAACCGAATACTTACCGGAACTATCAGGCGTCGGTGAGGCTGCTGGTGATTCACTTGGGCGATACCGTCGTCAAGGACATTCACATAGGCCACGTCCGCGCATATCAGAACGAACGCGGCAAGAAGGCCGGCCCTTACTTGCTGAACAGCGAACTCGGCGTCCTGCAGATGATCCTAAAAGAAGCCCGCTGCTGGAAACCGCTCGCTGATTTGTATCGCCCGATGCGCGTTCCAAAGCGCCACGCCGGGCAAAGCATCAGCAGTGACGAAGAGCGCATTCTTCGCGAAGTGGCGTTCAGCCGGCCTAAGTGGCGGCTTGCAGCGCATTGCGTGGCTGTCATGCTCGCCACGACAATGGGATTCGGTGAACTGCGTCACGTCCGACGACGCGATGTGGATACGCGACGCAAGTGCGTCACGGTGCGAGACGGGGCTAAAAACGATTTTCGTGATCGCACCATTCCGTTGAATGCCTCGGCCTACGATTCCATGTGTTGGCTCCTGGATCGATGGGAGGACCTCGGCGGCAAAAACGAAAGCGATTTCATCCTCCCACATCGGCCGCGAGCGCTGAAAGGCCCATGGATTTTCACTGAACCGATGACAGCGATCACCAGCGCGTTTGGTCGAATCCGCAAGGAGGCCGGACTGCCAACGTTCAGAATTTACGATTGCCGAGTGCAGGCGATCACGAAACTACTTAGTAACCCCATGGTGAGCCCGCAAGTATCGAAGGAGATTGCGGGGCACATCAGCCAAGCGATGCAGAACAGATATTCGATTCAACAGTTTGATACCAAAAAGGCCGCCTTGGACGCTCTAGAATCACCACAGATTCCGCCAAGAAAGCCTGTTGAAAAGATTTCTGAAATACCGCTTGCGGTCATTCGTAAAATAAGCGTAAGGTAGGTTTCGTAATGAAAACGTATACAGAAGACGACGTGAGGGAAGACATGCGGAGGGAGTTCGCCAAATCCTCCATGAGCCAAGTTGCGCGGGATAAATCTCTAAGCGTCTCATATCTCAGCGATGTTCTTACGGGCCGTCAAGGTGTCAGCGACACCATAGCAAAAGCGTTCGGGTTCCTTCGCGAGGTAACAACAGAAGTTACGTTTAGAAAAGCAAGCTAAGGGACCCGGTAGCTCAGCTGGATAGAGCGAGCGGTTCCTAACCTCTAGGTCGGCGGTTCGAATCCGCCCCGGGTCACCATCTAAGCAATTAACCCCCACAGTTCAACACTTGAATATGGGGCCCTGAAAACGAGAGTTTCCGTGCAAACTGTTCCTAA